ATCACATAGGGGTTACTTTGGGGGATCGTTCTCGATGTCGGTCGGATCGGGAGGGGGCACCCCCATATATTTGGGGGCGGTCGTCTCACAGTCGTGCTGTCTGGCTAAGATTTGTAAATTCATTTACATATAATTTCGTTTCGGGTACACTAACTTATCACTAACAGCAACAGCAACTTATCACAGGCACGGCATTGGCAGAAACTAGGAAAAAGAAGTCAACGACGAGGAAGAAGAGAAAGGTCAACTACAAAACCGAGTACCGAAAATATCATTCCAGTACTCGTATGAAGCAGGAACGTGCACTGAGGAACAAGAACCGACGACGGGCGATCCGATCAGGAAGAGTAAAGAAGGGTGATGGCACACACATCGACCATAAAGATGGAAATCCCAGAAACAACGGTAAAGGGAACCTTAGAGTCGTTTCCGCAAAATCAAACAGAAAGAAGCAATAAACTTCTGTTAGATGCCGTAGGTCTGTGGACAAGGAACCCTGTTTATAGGGAATTACCCGCGAAGACAATTGCGTGGAGGTTACTTCCTGCAATAAAAAACAAAAAAATTAAAGTTTTCTACAAGGACAAGGAACCTTATGCATTTGTCACTTGGGCGTTTTTTACACAGAAGGAACGGGTTACTGGGGAATATTGTGGTGAACAAGTGTTTGCAAGAACCGACGGATCTGTGTTAAAGATACTAGACATGGTAGCCCATCATAGTGTACTTTATATTGGTAGGCAGTTGTATGAGTTTTTAAAGAATGAATATCCCCATGTAAACCGCGTTTATGCGAAAAGGGGGAACCGAGAAGCATGGTACGATATAAGGAGATAAAGTATGGGTGAATCACAGAGTGGCGGTGGAGTAGACACGGACGTAGGCGGTGCCGGTAGAGATGTAGGTGGTGCAAATTATGGTCAATCTCCAGGGGCAATGGGTGGCAGACAGCCAAACACTGTTCCAGATGTACGACCTAGCATATACGGAAAATCTTTTGATCCAGGCGTTTACTCTGAGCCAGAGACATCTATAGTTCCTAGTTTCGATGGCCCTATGGGTTCTGGAGCGAGCACCAATGCAGCAGTTAGAGATTTACAGCGTTTCGGTAGTGGCATAGCAGCTTTGACGGGGGGATCAAGACCCGAACAAACTTTTTCTCCTAGCTTTACTCCTTCTTCTTCAACCTCTGGCACTATGCCCACGGTTCAAGGACCTGCAGATAGGAGAATGTCTTTCTCACCTTCTGGCGGCACGGGCGTGTCTCCAGAACAAGTTCGTTCTGAAAGAATGTTTGCAGAACCTGCTTATGTTTCCCTTTATAATAATCCTGACCCTATGATTCTTCAACCAGACTCTGTTCCTTTCTACGATGACATGGGAGGGAGGCGATTTATACCCCCTGGCTCTGATACGGGGTTTCCACCAGACGCACCTGCGTATGATCCAACTGACGCAACTGACGCTGCACTAAGAAGAGCAGTTCCTGCGTTAAATGCATCGTACAACCGTGCTCCATACCCAGTGGGCGGTGGTACTTCTAGACCAGACCCTGCTTTATTTCCACAAGAATTAGGCGGTGGAACCATAGATAGTCCACCGATACTCAGTACTGAGCCTCCTTATGACATAAATAATTTAGAAGCAGGACGACTTGGTGGCTCCAGTGGACTAAGACAATCGCCTGGTGCGATGGGGGGCAGATACTTCCCAGTTAAAAGTGGTTTAACAGGGGTTTCGGATGATCCCTTTGCGCCTCCTACACGACCAGGTACGGATTTCTTTGGCGAAGGTACACTAGGCTCTTTAGGAACGGATGAGGCAACGACCCTTGCAAATCTTGTAACAACGGGCAAAAAGGGCAACGCAAAACAAGAAGCACAGAAAAAGACAATAGGACAAAGACTACAAGAATTAGGGAAGAAGATATCTGATTTTAGTTTCTCTGATTTTATAGGATTCGTAGGCGACGTTCTTCGAGGCGACCCGAACTATAAAGGTCCGTCAGAAGCTCAACTTCAACTAGCCCAGGTTCCCGGACCAGGACCCGCTGTTGGTGGAGGCGTACCCTCGCCAAGTGGAGTTGGTGGAGCACCGTCCGCGATCCAATGTCCACCGGGCTTTAAGTTTGATCCAGTGCAAAACATATGCGTACCGATAGTGGCACCTGCACCGCCAGTGACCACGCCCCCTGCACCAGGAACCACGGCTCCCGCACCTGCAACTGGAGGTATCTCGGCTATACCGAATGTATATCCATTTACATTGACACCTCCAATCGGAGCACCAATAGGGAATATCGCACCCGTTAGATCATGAACTACCAAGCAGTTCCCGAAGAGGTACTAAAAGAGGTACTTCTTCTTACGGAAGCCAAAAAGAAAATGGATCTCCGTGAAAAGGCACAGGAGAAGTTTATGCCGTTTGCCCATCATGTGTATGAGGGGTTTATAGAGGGCAGACACCATAGGGTAATTGCAGAAAAACTGGAGAAAGTAGCGAGGGGCGAGATCAAGAGGCTCATTGTGAATATGCCTCCTCGTCATTCTAAATCTGAATTTGCGTCTTTTATGATGCCCGCATGGTTTTTGGGAAGGAACCCTAAATTAAAAATTATCCAAGCAACCCATAATACGGAACTGGCAGTACGTTTTGGTCGAAAAGTAAGAGACTTGATTGCCGATCCACAGTACCAGGACGTATTTCCCGATACGACATTGAAGGAAGACAGTAAATCTGCGGGAAGATGGCAGACATCAGCAGGGGGCGAGTACTTTGCTGCGGGCGTTGGAGCAGCGGTCACGGGCCGTGGTGCGGATTTATTTATTATTGATGACCCACACTCGGAGCAAGATGCACTATCGGAGTCGGCATTTGACAATGCGTATGAATGGTATACCTCTGGGCCTCGACAGCGTCTTCAACCTGGGGGGTCAATTATCCTGGTTATGACGAGATGGGGTAAAAAAGACTTGACAGGGCGATTATTGGCGGCTCAAGGGAGCGATACAATGTCAGATCAGTGGGAAGTGGTCGAGTTTCCTGCAATTATGCCCTCTGACAAGCCATTATGGCCCGAATTTTGGGATAAAGACACACTTTTAGGCATAAAAGCGTCGTTACCCGTTGCAAAATGGTCGGCACAGTGGCAACAACAGCCAACTTCGGAAGAAGGAGCGATTGTCAAGAAGGAATGGTGGAATATGTGGGAGAAAGATGACATCCCCGACGTGAAATACATCATTCAAAGTTACGATACAGCGTTTTCGAAGAAAGAAAGTGCGGATTACAGTGCTATAACGACGTGGGGGGTCTTTACATCCGAGAAAGACGGCTCCGACAACATAATTTTGATGGATGCGAAGCGTGGAAGGTGGAGTTTTCCCGAATTGAAGCGTGAGGCGTATGAAGAATACGATTATTGGGAGCCAGATATGGTGATTATAGAGGCAAAAGCCAGTGGTACGCCCCTTATGGACGAATTACGCCTTCATAACATCCCTGCTTTGGGGTTTTCACCAGGAAAAGGCAACGACAAAACAACTAGAATGCATATGGTGGCTCCATTGTTCGAGGCGGGTAAGGTTTGGGCACCAGAAAACAAGAGTTTTGCTGAAGAAGTTATTGAAGAAATCGCTTCTTTCCCGTATGGTGATCATGACGACTTTTGTGATAGTATGACAATGGCTCTGATGCGTTTTCGTAAGGGTGGCTTTATTTACCTTGACGGAGAGGACGAAGAAGAGGATTATATACCTAAGATGAGGAACTATTACTAATGGCTGAAACTGAGGAAGAAATCAGAAAAGCATCGGAGAATAGAAAGTATGATCCGCAGAAACATTTTGAAACAATGTTAGCAATTAGAGACGCATGGAGAGAACAGGAAGAAGGAGAAGAAGATGAAGCTCGAAAAGTTAAATAAAATAGTAGAAAAAGCTAAAGAAAAGAACATAGACATAAAGAACACTCCCGAAGGCAAGAAAAAACTTGAAAAGCTAAAGAGTACTATAGGTGGTGGTAAAAAAGAAACCATGTCTATACAAAAGTATGATCGAGGTGGTTCTGTATCTAATTTCAAAGGAACCTATTGATGGGTGATAAAAAAGAAGAAGACCTAGTAGCCAAACTTATGAAGCTAAGAGACAAAGGACTTTTATCAGATGAACGACTTAAAAAACTTAAAGAGCTTCAGCAAGGAACCAAAAAAGCTTATGGCGGTATTATTAGATATAATAATGGTAATCTAGTAGACATGAGCCGTGGACAAGCAGGCTATAACTTTAAAGGGGTGTTTTAGTGGCAGAAGAACGTAATCCTCTTGCAGCGTTAGTTGACTCTGGTATTAGTCCAGAAGTGGACGTGGATGAAGCGTCTGTAGAGATTGATGTTAATATGCCTCAAGAATTTGAGGGAGGAGCCGAGGTTCTCGATGATGGGCAAGGTGGTGCGATTGTTCAAGCTCTTATGGAGCAACAGCCTATGGAAGTCATGGCAGAAGCGTATGACCACAACGCTAATCTAGCCGAAGCGTTGGATGACGCTACTTTAGGCGAATTATCCTCAGATATACGAGCTTCTTTCGAAGAAGACCAAGAATCAAGGTCCGAGTGGGAAGATACCTATACCAAGGGTCTAGATCTGCTTGGCGTACAGTATGACGATAGAACAGAGCCTTTTGAAGGTGCAAGTGGGGTAACTCACCCTCTTATATCCGAATCCGTAACCCAGTTTCAGTCACAAGCTTATAAAGAGCTATTACCGTCTGGTGGGCCTATAAAAACCCAGATTTTGGGTGAAAAGACCCCAGATAGAGAAGCCCAAGCGGGTAGAATAAAAGAATTCATGAATTACCAGATCACGGAAGTGATGGAGGAATTCGATCCAGACACAGACCAAATGCTCTTTTACTTACCTTTGTCTGGGTCAACCTTCAAGAAAGTGTACTTTGATCCTACGAAACAAAGAGCCGTATCGAAGTTTATACCTGCTCAAGACTTGGTTATTCCGTATTCTGCAAGTGATGTACAGACAGCGTCTCGTGTTACTCATGTTTTGCGTATGGACGAGAACGAGCTGCGTAAGTTACAACTTGGTGGAGTATATAGAGACATAGAAGTATCTGCCTCTGAAGAAGACGCTTCGACAGTAGAGGAAAAGAAAAACGAAATAGAGGGTATGTCTAAGGGATACTCTGAAGAAACACACACTATTCTTGAGTGTCACTCTGATCTAGATATAGAGGGTTTTGAGGATATGGGGGCAGACGGACAGCCGACAGGGTTGAAACTGCCGTATGTCGTGACCCTACACAAGGACAGTGGTGAGATACTAGCTATCCGTAGGAATTATGACGAAGGCGACCAATTGAAGAGAAAGAGGCAATTTTTTGTCCATTACAAGTTCATGCCTGGTCTAGGTTTCTACGGTTTTGGATTGATACATATGCTTGGTGGATTAGGAAGAGCAACCACGAGTATTCTAAGACAGTTGATTGATGCGGGTACGCTAGCTAATTTACCCGCAGGTTTTAAGGCACGGGGCGTAAGAGTACGAAACGATGACGAACCTTTACAGCCTGGTGAGTTTAGGGACATTGATGCCCCTGGGGGTAATATCCGTGACGCTATAATCCCGTTACCATATAAGGAACCTTCTGGAACACTGGCACAGCTTCTAGGCACGTTGATAGAGAGTGGTAGACGCTTTGTTTCTATTGCAGATGCTAAGATAGGTGAAGGAAATCAACAGAACGCCCCTGTAGGCACTACTGTAGCCCTATTAGAGCGTGGCATGAAGGTTATGTCAGCAATCCACAAAAGGCTGCACTATGCTCAGAAGACGGAGTTTAGGCTGTTAGCAAGGATCTTTGCAGAGAACTTACCTCCTCTTTATCCGTATGAGGTCGCAGGAGCAGAGCAACAAGTAAAATCAACAGACTTTGATGCACGGGTGGATGTATTACCCGTAAGCGATCCAAACATATTTTCTATGGCTCAGAGAGTAACTCTGGCTCAAACTCAGCTACAACTAGCTCAATCCAACCCACAAGTACATAATGTTCATGCTGCTTACAGACGTATGTACCAAGCTCTGGAGGTACAAAACATTGAGGAGATTCTTCCACCGCCACCGCAACCACAGCCAACTGACCCTGCCATTGAAAATGCGAGAGCCTTGGCGGGTGAGTTACTACAAGTATTTCCGGAACAAAGTCACGATGCTCATATATTGGTACATACTACCTTTATGCAGACACCTTTGGTAGCGACATCTCCACAAGTTATGGGTACGTTCTACTCACATCTTCAAGAACACATAGCGTACAAAGCAAGAGCGATGGTAGAAAAAGAAGTAAACGAGGCAGCGCAAGGGCTGCAACAAGGTGTACAGCAAGGACAGATTGATCCTATAACTGGACAGACGTATATGAATGAATTAGAACAAGGAGCTAACGACCCCGCCTCCATTGAAGAAAGGGTCGCTCAGATAGAAGTACAGCTAATGAAGGAGGTCATGGCTGCGGTTGCCCCACCACAACAGGTGCAGGAAGATCCACTCGTAAAGATACGAATGCAAGAACTTGCTATTAAACAAAAGCAAGCAGAAAATGATGCAAGTGTAGAGCAATCGAAATTACAGCTTGAGCAGATGAAACTGCAACAACGAGCTGCAACCGACGCTGCAAGATTAGAATTGCAGGAAGAAGTCGCTGACGAAAGAAATCAAGTAAATAGAGAAAGAATAGACGTACAAAGGCAGTCAACACAACAACGAGGCTAAAATGTTTGACCCTATTACGATCACGGCTGCCGTCAGCACGGCATCCACCGCCTTTGCGGGGATTAAACGTGCGTTTCAAGCGGGGCGTGATTTAGAATCGATGACGCAAGACCTGTCCCGTTGGATGGGTGCGGTTAGTGATGTGGATGCAGCACATAAGTCTGCTAAGAACCCTACTATGTTCCGTAAGGTCTTTGGTGGTGGTAGTGTTGAATCAGAAGCTATCGAAGCTTTTGCAGCGAAGAAGAAGCTTGAAGAACAAAGGTACGAGTTAAAACAATTTTTAATGTTTACGCATGGCTCAAAGTCTTGGGAGGAGCTGCTCCAGATGGAGGGGCAAATCCGTAAAAGGCGACAGAAAGAGATATATGATAGGAAACTATTACAGGAGAAAATTATTGGGTATATCTTACTTACAGTGGTTCTTGTTGTTGGTTTTGGTGTTTTGGGTGGTCTTATATACACACTTATGGGCTTCGACAGAGGATGGTGGCAGTAAATGTGTTCGGAAAGATGGCGGTCAATATACATTCGAATGGCTCTGTACCCAGGAAGGTGTGATATATTTAGCACAGTCAGAAAATATAAAGCAATGTTTTACTTGTTTCTTGAAGAAATTCAGCGATTGGACATGGGAACAAGAAATAAGAAAAGGGATTAGAGAAGACCCTAAATACATAACGTGTCGTAGATATAAGAGGGTTCAAGCAAAGAATGGTCAACAAGTTTGTTTGTACAAAGGAGCAAATAACACATATACTTTAGTTGTAGAAGGACAGTGCCCCGTAGAGTATAGATGTAAGTATGATCCGAATGGACAAGAACCAAACATAAACAGTGTAGTTGACTCTTTAAACGATAAATTCAAATGAAAACACTAGCATTTATATTAGTAATAATGAATAATACGACCATCGAGGGAGAGATTATGTTCCCTAGCTTTCAGAAATGTTCGTGGTATCAAGCCATGATTGACAATTCAAAAGCGGGAAAAGTTCATAACTACTCAGCCTACTGTAAGCCAGTTGTTATAACGAAGAGAGAAGACATATAATGCAAAAGAAGTTACAGAAAGGGTCTATTTTAGCAGAGGAGCTAGATACTAATGGCGATGGAGTGGTAACAGATCAAGAGCTTATGCTCAAAGAACGAATGATGCGTCTAGAGAATCAAGACAAAAAAGAAGATCAACAAAGATATATGGTGTGGTTTTCTGCTATTTCTGTTACACTGTTTATCGTCGTACTGATGCTACCCGTAGTTCCATTGGATAGAGTAGATCATTTGTCCTCTATAGCCTCAACTTGGGTGATAAGTAATATGGGAATAATCGGTGCGTTCATTGCAGGTAACGCTTTTAGTAGAAAAAGTGGAGGTGGAAAAAATGAGCCTATTTGATTTACCATTATGGAAAATGCCTAAAAAAATATTAATTTATGTTAAAAATAAAATTGTGTCGTTCTTTACAAAAACGGAGAAAGAAGATGTATAAATACTTAAAAAGAATTTGGTGTGCCTTACTAAATAAAAAATGTGACGTTTGTATGTGTAGTGAGGCATAAAAATGCTGTCTACAATACTAAGTTCTATGGGTAGTCTTGCTAGTTCCTATATAGAAGGCAAGACTGCTATTCAAAAAGCTGAAGCCACTATTAGGATGAAAGAAGCCACTGGCGAGATAGATTGGGACTTAGCTGCGATGAGAGCCTCACAGTCGTCTTGGAAAGACGAATGGCTTACTTTACTTTTCAGTATACCACTGATTTTAAGCTTCTGCGGCTCGTGGGGCAGAGAAATAGTAGCAGACGGATTTACAGCATTGGCGGGTATGCCTCAGTGGTATCAAATCGCATTAGGGGCTATCGTAAGTGCGAGCTTTGCAACGAGAGCATCAGCTAAGTTTTTCGGAACAAGGAAAAAGAAATAAACAAAAATCCCTATCCTTTCGGGCCATACGCAATTGTGGGACGAGTTGTTACTTGCGAAATCTGTGGACATCAGTATATTGGCAGTGGGTGTGTCTTTTGTGAAAAAACTCACACTCACCAAGAATCTGTTGATTGGACAGATGAGGTAATTAAACAACAGGAGAAAAAAGATGGCGTTTAAACTATCCCAGAGAAGTTTTCAAAAACTGGCAGGAGTGCACGAAGGGTTACAAGAAGTAGTTAAGGCAGCCATAGGTCTTACGAAAGTGGACTTCGGTGTGATTTATGGTGTCCGCAGCTTAGATGAACAAACTCGCCTTTTTAAGGCAGGACGATCACAGACAATGAAGAGCAAGCACCTTCTTCAAGATGACGGAAAAAGTCATGCTGTGGACTTAATGGCGTATGATTCTGGAGAGGCAAGTTGGGAACTGAATTTGTACGATGAGATAGCTGACGCAATGAAAGAAGCTGCTGTAAGATATGACCTTCCGATACGTTGGGGAGCTTGTTGGCATATAGACGACCTTCGTGATTTTGAGGGCACAGCAGAAGAAGCAATGATGGAATATGTAGATTTACGTCGCTCTCAGGGAAGGCGACCGTTCATCGATGGACCCCATTTCGAATGTAATTTTAAGTAATTTAAGGACTAGATGTATGGATGTTGTTGACTTTGCAAAATATTTGTATAATAAATTTGATGAGAGAGAAAAAGATATTGCACAAGATCTAGTATTAGGAAACATAAAAGATTGGAATCAGTATCAACATTTAGTGGGTGAGGCACGGGGACTCTCACTTGCTAAAGAAGAAATAAAATCCCTGCTGGAGAATAGATTAGAAGATGCCGAGCAAATTATTAGTTCCTGACTTTTATAAAGTCCCAAACAAAGAACCAGACCTCCCCTTAAAAGATAGATTACCACAGCCAACAGGTTGGAGAATCCTTGTTATGCCGTACAGAGGCAAAGGCAAGACTGAAGGGGGTGTCTTTATGCCCGAAGATGTCGTTGAAAGAGAGGCGTTGGCTACTGTTGTCTCTTATGTGTTAAAGGTTGGGCCTTCAGCATATGAGGATAAAGAGAAATTTGGAGATCAAAAACCTTGGTGTAAAGAAGGTGATTGGGTCTGCATTGGTCGATATGCCGGGGCAAGATTTAAAATTGACGGTGGTGAAGTAAGAATTATTAACGATGATGAAGTTATTGCCACGATTCAACACCCAGACGACATATATAGTGTTTAGGAGATAGCATGGAACAGGAACAAAAAGTAGAAGAAGCAGAAACCGTTGAGGTAGAAGTTGCAGATCCTTCCATTAAGGAACAGAAGGATAAAGAAGTTGAAGTAGTTCAAGAAGTTGAGATTGAAGCGAAACAAACCGAGAATAAAGAAGAGCCAAAAGAAGACGAGCTTGAGAATTACAGCAAGAACGTACAGACTCGAATAAAGAAACTTACAGAAAAATATCGAAAAGAAGAAAGAGATAGAGAAGAAGCTGTAAGGCTGTCCCAACATCTTTTACAGGAAAACAAGAAGCTCAAACAGACAGTAGGAAACCTTGATAAAGGATATCTTTCTGAATATGGCACTAGATTGGAGTCACAAGAAGACCAGGCAAAGAGGGCTTATTCCGAAGCGCATCAAGCCGGAGACTCCGAGAAAATGTTTGAAGCTCAGAAAGCTTTGTCAAAAATAGCCATAGAGCAAGAACGGTATAGATTAGCTAAAAACCAATCGGATACAGCAGAACAACAAGCTGAAGCTGAACCAACTACACCGCCTCAACAGCAACAACCAAAGGCTGAAGTGTCTCCAAAAGCTAAAACTTGGGCTGAAAAGAACGAATGGTTTGGGGATAATGAGATCATGACTCAAGCAGCTTTTGTTCTACATAATAAATTAATACAAGAAGAAGGGTTTGACCCGGAGAGCGATGAGTATTATAGTGAGATTGATAGACGTATGAGAACAGAGTTCCCTCATAAGTTTGAGAAACAGAAAACGAGTAACGGAGTTCAGGTCGCTTCTGCGAATTCCACAGCATCTCGTAGTACGCAACAGAAGCGAAGATCGGTAAAACTATCGCCTTCTCAAATAGCGATAGCTAAAAAATTAGGTGTACCTCTTGAAGAGTACGCAAAATATGTGAAGGACTAAGATATGACAGATAGAACACCGAGAAAAGAAACGACCCGTGAAGCAACTTCACGCAGAAAGCCTTGGACACCACCCAACAGGTTGAATGCACCTGAACCCCCAGAGGGATACAAGCACAGATGGATTCGTATCTCCACTCGTGGAGAGGACGATAAAGTCAACGTCCATACCAAAATGGATGAGGGATGGGAGCCAGTAAGGGCAGACGAATACCCCAACAGGGACTTACCAACCATAGAAGATGGAAAGTATGCAGGAGTTATAGGTACAGGTGGATTAATGCTTGCCAGAATGCCTCTCGAAACAGTCAAAGAGAGAAATGAATTTTATCGAGGTAGAACTCGTGAACAAATGACTGCCGTTGACAGTGATCTAATGCGTGAACAGCATCCTTCGATGCCAATCACAAATGATCGTCAAACTAGAGTTTCATTCGGGGGTCGAGGTGATTCCCCTAAAAATTAATTTTTTGCATAGGAGCTAATCATGGCAAACACAAACGTAAAGTTTGGATTAAAGCCGATTGGTGTTATTGGGGGAGGCCCCGGTGTCACTAGTCAGTATTTTATCAAAAGTGATGCTTCAGCGATTTTCCAAGGTTCCCCTGTTGAAGTCGAACTTACAGGTGGTACTGCGGCAATCATAACTAGTGCAGATGGCGACGGGAAGCAACTTCTCGGAGTTTTCGCAGGTTGTGAATACGTTGATGCAACTACAGGTAAACTTACCTTCAAAAATCAGTGGGGCGGTTCAGGCACTGCTGATACTAACCACGACATAAAATGTTTTGTTTATGACAATCCAATGACGAAGTTTATTATTGCTTCTGACGGGACAAACACAAACAGGGCAACTGCAAAAGCAGATATTTTCAAAACAGCACAACTTGCTACGGCAACTGCAGGAAATTCCACAACTGGTCTTTCTAGTGCTATGATTGATATATCTACAGCAGAAGCGTCAGACCCTTCTAATCCTTTGATGATCATAGGTATTCATGAGGATGTGACAAATGCTGATCACTCTGCAGCAGGTATCTCTTATGTCGTTAAACTTAACAACCATGTGTATGCTTCGTCTAGTGGCGATGCAGATGCAGCTATTTCATAAGGGGGACTAATAATGGCGATATCTAGAGCACAATTAGCCAAAGAGTTAGAACCAGGTTTAAACGCCCTCTTTGGTATGGAATATGGTCGATATGAGAACCAACATTCTGAAATTTTCACAACTGAGTCTTCAGATCGTGCATTTGAAGAAGAAGTAATGCTTTCTGGTTTCGGGGCTGCCCCGGTCAAGCAAGAGGGTTCAGTGGTATCATTTGATGATGCTAATGAGTCTTTCACTGCTCGATACAACCATGAAACCATTGCTTTGGCTTTTGCTATCACAGAGGAAGCAGTAGAGGACAACCTCTATGACCGTCTTTCTGCTAGATACACAAAAGCTCTAGCTCGATCAATGGCTCATACAAAACAAGTCAAAGCGGCTTCAGTTCTTAACAACGCTTTCGATTCTACTGTAACAGGTGGAGACGGCAAAGAGTTGTGTGCAACTGACCATCCACTACTAAACGGGGGCACATTATCTAACGAGCCTTCAACTTCTGCGGATTTAAACGAGACATCCCTTGAGGATGCCCTAATTAATATCGCGGGATTTGTGGATGAGCGTGGTCTAAAGGTTGCACTTCGAGGCACAAAGCTTATCATTCCTCGACAGCTACAGTTTGTTGCTGAGAGATTGATGGCTTCTGCGCTTAGATCTGGAACTGCCGACAATGATGTGAATGCTATCAAGTCAATGGGAATGCTTCCACAAGGTTATACTGTGAATGACTTCCTAACAGACACTGATGCTTTCTTCATCATGACTGACACTCCAAGAGGTTTCTTACATTTTGAGAGAACACCTCTTTCAACAAACATGGAATCTGACTTCGACACAGGTAACATGAGGTATAAGGCTCGTGAGAGATATTCTTTCGGGTTCTCAGATCCTCGTTGTGTATTTGGGTCACCAGGAGCCTAATTTCATAGTTTTCCTCCCAACTTAAAGGGCGAGTAAAATCGCCCTTTCTTTTTGTGTGGAATTGTTTTATATTCTAAATATCCAAACTATCACATAATGTGGTAGACATTGCCAGATTGGAGGTAAATATGGCTAATACAACTTTCTCAGGGCCAATACGGTCACAAAATGGAATGAAACTAATCAGTAAAGATTCTACTACTGGTTTAGTATCAGACAGAACTCTTGGAGATTATCCACAAGACACAAGACGTTTTTATTTAGACGAATGGTTTCTACAAAGACCTGGTTTAAATGCAAACATTGACCAAGTATCAACAGTTGAAGTTCAAAGAGCTTTGAATAGAAATTGGGAAGCACTTGGAACTAATATGACTACAGCTTTGTGTACTTTTAACACTACTTCGGCAGGAATTGTTGCAACAACAGCAGGTGCTGACCAAGATCAAGCAGTGCTTACTCCACATTTAGATACTGCTGCGACAGCATGGGCCGGATGCTTATGGGGCACCGAGAACCAAGTGCATTGGGAAACATCAATCGCATTGCCTGCAATTGATAACCAAAAAGTTTGGGCGGGTTTAAAGCTTACTAATGACCAGTTGATCGCAACTGATGCTGATCAGGCATATTTTAAGTTTCAGACTGATGCTACTAACAGTGAAGCATTTGATGATTTTACCTTGTTACATTTTGTTCATAGTATTGGTGGTACTGACCACATTAGTGTATTACCTATTACTGTGGCTGCTGATACAATTTACCATTTAAAAATTACTTTTGATAGTTCAAGACAAATGTCTATTTTTGTAAATGGTGTTCAGTACAACATAACAAGTACATCTGGAAGCACAGGTGGAACTTCTGTTACTACTGGAACAACTAAATCGGCTGCTATGACAGATGATGTTGATTTGATTCCTTACATTGGAATTGAAGCGGGGGCAGCGGCTGCTGAAGCAATTCATTGTCATTATGTAAAAATGAGTAGAATAATTAACGAATAATTGTTTTTAGGAGGGCAATATGGCTGATGCAGTAGCCTCACAAACGATACTCGATGGTCCAAAACAAGTTGTTATGAAGTTCACCAATATTAGTGACGGCACGGGCGAAAGTGCCGTCACTAAAGTAGATGTTAGTGCTCTTTCTACGAACACTGACGGTGCTACTTGCACGGGCGTAGCGATAGAACAGATATGGTGGCAGTGTCTTGGTATGAAAGTAAGCATACTATTTGATGCTACCTCAGATGTTCTAGCCATTCAGCTTGGAGAGAATCAAAGTGGACATCACGATTATAGGGATTTTGGTGGCATACCGAATAACGCAGGTTCTGGAGTTACGGGGGATGTTCAGTTTACAACTGTAGGTCACTCTAGTGCAGATACCTATACGATTATTTTGGCTATGCGTAAGAACTATGGCTGATCGTAAGCGAGATAAACAGCCACCAAAAACGAAAAAGTATTTCCGCTCCACTAAAAAAGGAGCGGGGATGACCAAAGCAGGTGTCGCTCGTTACCGAAGAGAGAACCCTGGTAGTAAGTTAAAGACGGCTGTTACTAAGAAGAAGAACCTTTCTACTAAGGACAAGTCTAGACGTAAGTCTTACTGTGCCAGAAGTGCGGGTCAAATGAAGAAATTTCCTAAAGCAGCTAAAGATCCTAATAGCCGATTGAGACAGGCTAGGAGACGATGGAGATGTTGATGAATAACCAAATTATAGTAGGTGTCACAACGGCTGTTGGTTTTGGTGTGCTGTCCTGGATGGCGTACACTTTAATAGAAGTAGATAAGAGAACAGAAGTTATGTCTGTTACTGTAAGTAAAAACCACGAGATGTTAAAACCTTTGTGGGAAGACTTTATAAGGAGAAGTGCTAAAAATGGCAATGGGGAGATCGCAAAAGGCAAAGCAAGTTTCGAAATCTGGGAGTAGCAAGGACGCTTGTTACCATAAGGTAAAAGCTCGTTACAGAGTTTTTCCTTCAGCATATGCTTCTGGGGCTATAGCAAAGTGCCGAAAGGTGGGGGCAGCTAATTATGGTAAATCTACTAAGAAAAAAGCTTATGGCGGTATGATTGAATCAGATCAACCTCGTAAGAGATCTTTGCCTAGGGGCTTCAAGAATGGGGCTAGTGTTATTATAGCTAGAGGATGTGGTACTGTAGAGGGCAGAAAGAGAAAAAAAACTAGGATTTTTTAATGGCTGTTCGTAAGACAAAGAAAGGACTTGCTCTAAAGAGATGGTTTAAAGAAGATTGGAAAGATGTTCGCACGGGTAAGGCGTGTGGTAGACAAAAAGGGGAGAAGAGGGGCACTCCCTACTGTAGACCCTCCAAAAGAATAAGTAAGAAAACCCCTAAAACAGCTTCAGAGATGTCGTCCTCGGAGAAACGTAAACGAATATCTCAGAAAAAAAGACTTGGTCAACCCGCAGGGAAGCCAAAAAGAGTTCAAGCAGCAAGAAGGAGAAAAGCATGAAAAGTAGACTTGGATTATGTATTGGACGTAAACCAAATATTTGATAATATGTACGCAAATAATGAAAAGGACGAATAAATGGCAACTTCCAGTTCTAGAGATTTTGATCTTGATGTAGCAGAAATAATTGAAGAAGCGTATGAAAGATGCGGTGTAGAAGTAAGAACTGGATATGATGCTAGGACAGCTAGACGATCCCTTAACCTTATGTTTGCTGATTGGGCAAACAGAGGATTAAATCTTTGGACAGTAACCCAAGCGACACAATCCCTTACCGCAGATACAGCTACTTATACTTTAGCAAGTAATTTCACAGACCTTTTAGACGCTGTTATACGGGATTCTAGCAGCGTAGATTACTCTATAAGCAGAATTTCAAGAAGCGAATATTTAAATATTCCTAATAAAGCTTCGACGGGTCGCCCAAGCCAATATTTCTATGACAGACAAATAACACCTACTGTGACCTTATGGCCCACTCCAGATGTTTCAACTTATTCTCTGGTTTATTATTATGTTAACAGAATACAAGATGTCGATACGTTGCAGAATACAACGGATGCTCCTTTTAGGTTTCTTCCTTGTATGGTTGCGGGTCTTGCCTATTATCTATCGCTTAAAAGAGCACCCGAAAGAACACAACTTTTGAAAGTAGTGTACGAAGAGGAGTTCCAGAGAGCAGCAGATGAAGATGAGGATCGAGTATCGCTTAAACTACAACCTAGCATTCAATATTTGAGGTCTACCTAATGCCTAGATACGCATCAAACAAAAGAGCTTACGGGATATCAGATCGATCTGGGTTTCGCTATAAACTACGAGATATGCGTATGGAGTGGAACGGATTATTAGTTGGAAAAGACGAGTATGAAGCAAAACATCCTCAATTAGATCCTTCTAGGATTATTGCTGATCCTCAAGCTCTGAGAATATCACGTCCAGATACAGCACAAGAAACAACGGCTTTTGTTGTTTATACGAACTCTGGAGATGGGATCATAGGATTTAAAATGGATTCTTTTGAGGCGACAGCTAGTATTGGATCAGTTACGGTGACGACATCATGAGTTTTACATTTGCCACACTAAAGACCGCTATTCAAGACTATGCAGAAAATACAGAAACAACATTTACGAACCATTTATCTGATTTTATAAAAGGAGCCGAGGAACGTATTTTTAAGACGGTTGATCTAGAGATGTTTAGAAAGAACGTAACAGCATCAACTACGTCTAGTAATAGGTTTCTTGTTGTTCCTAGTGATTACCTAGCTTCTGTTAGTCTATCGGTCACAAGCTCAAATAACAAAAGTTTCTTGTTGCAAAAAGATGTAAACTATATTGAAGAGTACAACCCTAATGCGTCTACCACTGGATTGCCTCAGTACTATGCAATCTTTGACATAGATAACTTTATTTTAGCTCCCACACCTGATCAAGCCTACTCTGCGGAGCTTCATTACTACTACAGACCTAATAGTCTGACAGCAGGAGCAGAATCTGGCACCACCTGGTTAAGCACAAATGCTCCTTTCGCTATGCTTTATGGTAGCTTAATAGAAGCGTACATTTTTATGAAGGGTGAACCAGATGTTATGAAAATGTATAATGATCGTTTTCTAGAAGCCTTGTTAAGATTGAAAGAGTACGGAGAAGCTCGTGAAAATGCTGATGCGTATAGAAGAGGATTACCAGAAAGGCCCAGAACATAATGCTTATGGAAATGAAAAAAGAACCGATTGTTGAAGTGCATACCACAAACGACCGAGGCTTTACACCAGAAGAGATAGCGAAGAGATGTACGGATAAAATAGTCGAAGTAGGAGACAACGCTCCTCCTATTATACGCGACCAAGCGAGAGCGTTCAAAGACCATTTAGAAAAAGTTATAGCGTTTTATATGAAAGAAGCTATACAATCAGATAGGGTAACAGTTTGCAATGCAGTCAAAGATGCGGGGTATGATAAGCTTGCAGAGCACATAAGGAGAATGTAATGGCTTTTACTGGTAGTAACGCATTGTGCACTTCTTTTAAAAAAGAATTACTAGAAGGGGTACACAATTTTAAAAATAGTGGGGGCAATACGTTTAAGTTGGCTCTTTTTACAAACTCACAGGCAGGTAACGACAATTTAGGGGGCAGTGGCACGGACATGGATGGCACGGTAACTGCGTATTCAAGTTCTGCTAGTAATGAGGTAGGCAATTCTGGAGACTATTCTGCGGGTGGAGGGTCTTTGACAAGGGTAGATCCTACAACATCAGGCACTACAGCCTTTACAGATTTTTCAGACCTAACTTTTGGATCAACCACCATAACAGCAAGGGGAGCTTTGATATACAACGACACAGCAAGTGGAGATCCCGCAGTGTGTATATTAGATTTTGGATCAAACAAGTCTTCTACCTCTGGAAACTTTACTATAGTGTTTCCCACGGCTGATTCTAGTAATGCGATAATAAGGATAGCCTAATGGCTTTAGTAGTAGCAGATAGAGTTCGTGAAACGACAACCACGGAGGGTACGGGCACTGTTACTTTAGGAGGGGCTGTCGATAACTTTGAAACATTTACTGCTAACCTATCCGATGGAGATACAACTTACTATGCTATTGTAGACGGTACAAGCAATGAGTTTGAAGTTGGGTTAGGAACCTTTACAGCTTCTGGAACTACCTTGGCAAGAACAACAATTATAGCCAGTTCTAATAGCAATAGTGCGGTTAATTTTGGTGCAGGAACAAAGGATGTATTTATTACGGTACCTGCAAACAAGATGATTGTTAAGGATGCTAGTGGTAACGTAAGTATAGATGGGGATGTAACTGTAGCTGATGGCAGTAATGATTTTGATATTGCTTCGCATGACGACGGAACTAATGGGTTAAAATTAGGGGGAGATATAGTTACCTCAAGTGCAGCAGAATTAAACATATTAGATGGTAAAAGTTTTGTAGATGAAGATGATATGTCTTCCAACAGTGCCACAGGCATACCGAGTCAGCAATCCGTAAAAGCCTATGTAGACAACCAACAAAGCATGGGGGATGGATTTTATTTAGAGGATGATGATGGTACTGAAGTACAGATAACCGAGAGCAAAGAAGTAAAGATAATTGGGTCAGGCGTTACAACAAACTGGACAGATACAGATAACGGTACAGATGGTGATCCTTATGATTTAACTATTACAGTAGATGCGGCTCAAACAGGAATTACATCTGTAGTAAACACAAGTTTAGAAATAGGTAGAGATGCTGATAATAGAATTAAGTTCGGAACAGATAATCAAATTATATTTGAGGTAGATGGTGGCGATAATGTTATATTTAAAACCAGTGGTGAAATAGAGGCTACTAGCCTTGACATCAGTGGTGATGCAGATATTGATGGCACATTAGAAGCTGATGCTATAACAGTAGACGGCACTGCTTTAGGAACAGTAATAGCAGGAACCACAGTCACAAATGCCACTAATGCAACTTTGGCATCAACAGTAACAGTATCAGACAGCACAGCAAATACCAATTTTCCAGTGGTGTTTCACGATGAGTCAAATGCTTTATTAGATGATACTGGGGCATTACGCTATAATCCAAGCACTGGCGAACTACTTGTGCCAAAACTTACAGTAGCAGGCACGACTACGACAGTTGATACCGTTACAATGAACGCACAGAACGCAGTGATTTTTGAAGGGGCTACGGCTGATTCTAATGAAACAACCTTAACAATCACAGACCCAACGGCTGATAGAACAATCACTCTGCCCGACACAACTGGAACGGTATCTCTTGTTACTGCAACAGAAACACTTACCAATAAAACCCTCACAACACCTGTAATCAATGGGTTTAGTGGAACTGGTAACGGAACAATGGCAGGAACTCTTACTGTTGGAGTAGACGACACTGGCTACGATGTTAAGTTTTTTGGCGCGACCTCTGGCAAATACATGGAGTGGGATGAAAGTGCTGACCAACTAGATGTCACTGGTAGCTTTGATGTCACTGGTAACTCAACAATGGCAGGAACTCTTACAGTCGGTGTAGACGATACTGGCTACGATGTTAAGTTTTTTGGCGCGACCTCTGGAAAGTATATGGAGTGGGATGAATCCGCAGATCAATTAGATGTAACTGGTAGCTTTGACGTTACTGGTGATTCATCTTTTGATGGGGATGTTACTTTTACTGGTGATGGCTATAATGTCGTATGGGATAAATCAGATAATGCTTTAGAGTTTGCTGATCTTGCTAAAATTTACTTTGGAAGTTCTAATGACCTTGAAATATATCATGTCGGTGGGACTTCTAATTCAGTTATCAAAAACTATACAAATGATTTGTCAATTTTAAATAATGCAAATGATAGAGATGTTAATATTGGTTCTGATGATGGTTCAGGAGGAACTGCTTATTATTTTGTTGCTGATGGCTCCACTGGTGAAGCTATACTCTATCATTATGGCTCAGAAAAGTTTGCAACCAGATCTGACGGTGTTAATGTTTTAGGCGAAATTAATGTGACTAACTCCAATTCGCAATCGAATGTAATTTTTACAAACTCTAATGGTCAGTTATGTTTTGGAGCAGATGGAAGTACTTCTAGTATTGTCTTCAAGTTAGATGATGAAGATGGTCAGCCTATCTTTACTTTTTCAGAAGAAGACGGAACAGCTATTCTAGATGGTGGGGATACAGATGTTACTGTCCATAAGCCCCTTATAGTGTCATCTACTCTTACAGTCGGTGTAGACGACACTGGACATGACGTTAAGTTCTTTGGTGCCACTTCAGGTAAATATATGGAGTGGGATGAGTCGGCTGATCAGTTAGACGTAACTGGAAGTTTAGATGTTACTGGAGACTCATCTTTTGATGGGGATGTTACGTTAACTGGTGCTAATTACAATGTCGTATGGGATAAATCAGACGATGCATTAGAGTTTGGTGATAATGCTAAAGCTACATTTGGAGGTAGTAGTGATTTACAAGTGTATCACAACAGCGTCAATGCTTTTATAGAGAATGATACTGGCACTATATATATCACAAATAACGCTGATAATGAAGATGTAATTATTAAATCAGACGATGGCAGTGGTGGAACAGCATTGTATCTTAAAGCTGATGGCTCCACTGGCGAAGTATCATTACGTCATTATGGCACAGAAAAGTTTGCAACCAAATCTGATGGTATTGCTGTATCTGGTGATCTAACTGCCAAAACATCTGATGGAGCCATACTTAAACTACAAACGTCAGATACAACTGTAACAGATGGAAATATCTTGGGTGCCATTGAGTTTTCTGCACCTGATGAAGCTAGTCAAACAGATGCTATAACAACCGCTGCATCTATTGTAGCGGAAGCAGATGCAACTTTCCTACCTAGCAATAATCAAACTGACATGGTGTTCAAGCTAGGTAGTTCTGAAGCTGCAACGGAAAAATTAAGACTACATCATAACGGTGATGTAGAGTTAGCCGGGGGAAAACTAATTGGAGCAACCTCTGGCACGGTTGAGGTTGATGAACAAGTCTTCACTAGCAATGGCACATGGACAAAGCCAGAAGGTGCTATAATGACCTATATTTATTGCATAGGTGGCGGTGGCGGGGGTGCATCTGGTGGTCGTGGCTCTACTTATGACAGTGGCGGTGGCGGTGGCGGTGGCGGTGGTGTAGATTTACAAATGTTTATTTCTGCAGCTCTTGAATCAACAATGTCTGTTGTAGTTGGGTCAGGGGGAAGTGGCGGTGCAGCTAGAACAAGTGATACTTATGGTGCTTATGGTGGAAAGGGTGGCAACTCTTCTGTAACAAACGATAGTAGCACTATTTCGATGGGACTTGGTGGAGTTGGTGGAGTTGGTGGTGGTAGTGCTTATGCCTCTGGTGGTGCGACAATGAACAGAGGAATGTTAGCTACGATACCAGATGGCGACAGTCTTATCGTTCATCAAGGCATAGGAGTTGGTGGACATGGAGATGACACTGATGATGCAGGAGCCGGTCATCCTGGCATGGGTCCAGGTGGAGGGGGCGGTGGAAATGGTGAATATGATTCTACTTATCGTGGTGCGCCCGGTGGTAGAGGGTCAGCGTATTTTGCCGGTATTGGCTCTCCAACTTCACTATTAAACCCTGCTTTAAATAGTACTGGCGGTTTTATTCGTAGTCAAGGTTGGCGACCAACGTATAATTCAGTATATTCAATATGGTACCTTAGCAGTTATAGATTTGCTAGTGATACTACCGCATATGTCTATCAGACATTTGGCGGTGGCGGTGGAAATGGTGGTTCCTCTGACGGAGGCTCTGGATCAAACGGATCTGACCGAACTTATGGCGGTGACGGAGGTGGAGGGGGGGTGCATGGTGCGTCTGGAACGGCCGGTGGAAATGGTGGAAATGGTGGCTTTCCTGGTGGGGGGGGTGGTGGAAGTGGATCTCAAAGATCAGGTGATGCCAACTCTGGAACGGGTGGTGATGGCGGTGCAGGAAAAGTTTGGATTTGGACTGTGAGGTTTGTGCAATGACCCAGTATGTATTGCTTGATGCAAATAAAGTTATTCTTAATAAAGTTATGTATGACCCTAGCAGTGACTGGAAACCGCCCTCTGGTGAAACGATAGGCGAAATACCAGATTCAATTTCCTTTGATGTTGGCGGTAAGTGGGATGGAACAAATTACACTGCACCAGTTGTAGAAGAAATGCCCGATGATCTAAAGAAAAAGGTAAACGCAAAACTAGCAAAAGAACAATTAAAAGAAAGCGATTGGGCGGGGTTGGCTGATGTTCGAGAGAAACTTTCTAATCTCAGTGCATGGGATACTTACCGTGCATCACTTAGAGATTTTATAATAAACCCAAAGCCTGATGAACTACCCTCAGAACCAAAGGTAGTTTGGAAGGAGTAAATAAAAGAGGAAAAACTAATGGTAAAAAAACAAACAGCAACTAAAGAAAAAAGTAATGTTATTACTATAGATAATAAAGAATACAAAGCTGAAAGTTTGACGGAAAAAGCAAAGTTTTGTATAAATGCTATAGCTTCTGCTCAAACAAAAAAACAACAGTTACAAGTTGAGGTTAGTAATGCTGACATTTTATTGAGTCACTATACTAAAGAACTAAAAAAAGAACTTATAGATTTGTAGACTAAATGCTTGGTTTTAATTCCATATCAGAAACAGCGATTGGACAATTACCTGAACCTTTTCGTCATGCAAACACTTTTATCTTAACAGGATTTTCTGCTACACTTTCATTAACAAGTGTTATAGTATGGGGCAAAGTGGTACCGGGAGTTACAACAACGTATTCAAATGTTGCACCAGGAGTGTCACAAACGTATTCAAATGTTGCACCAGGAGTGTCACAAACGTATTCAAATGTAGGAACTGGGGCATCACAAACGTATTCAAATGTTACACCGGGAGTGTCACAAACATGGACAGTAGAAACGAGGTAAGATATGGGATCAACATATACAGATAATGGCGGCATAGAACTAATAGGTCTTGGTGAACAAGCCGGTGCTTGGGGCACCACCACCAATAATAATTTTGATATAATTGACAGACTGATTAATGGTGTTAAAGAAATAACTCTGTCGGGCGATGGCAGTAGTGCACATACACTCACAACAAGTGATGGTAGTTTATCAGACGGAATGTTTAAAGTTATAATTTTTAAAGGTTCTCCTAGTGGATCTTTTGCTGTTACGATTGACCCCGAAGGTGCAGACAAACTTTATTTTGTTAAGAATGAATGTGGGCAAACCGTTTTTATGCGACAAGGCACTCATTCTAGTAGTGGTGTTGCTAGCACTGAGGTAGCAAGAGCCGTAGAAATACCCAACGGAGATTCAGCTATTGTATTTGCCGATGGTGGTGGAGCCTCGGCAACTGTCAAGAGTTTATCAGTCTCTCTTGTAGCTAAAGGTCTTTCCACTTCTTCTGGAGACATCACTCTTGATTCTGCCGGTGATATTGATCTTGATGCCGATGGAGGTGATGTAAAAATATCTGACGGTGGCACAGAGATATTACGAATTACCAATTCCTCTAACGATGTAATTATTAAACCTATTCAAGACGAAAAAGACATAATATTTCAACAAAGAGATGGAACAGAGGTTGCTAGAATAGAAGATAACGGCACGTTTAACGTGGTTACAGGTAAACTTGCAATTAATGCTGACCCTGTAACTGCTACAGCAGACGAGCTAAATCTACTAGACGGAGGTACATCTGTAGGTAGTTCTATAACTGTAGCGGATGCTGATGGTGTGGTTGTCAACGACGGTGGCACAATGAAGTCAGTGCCCGCGAGTGATTTTAGAACCTATATTATGCCCGCAGGTTCCGTAATACCGTATGCGGGTACGTCTGCCCCAACAGGGTTTTTGTTATGTGATGGGTCTGCTGTATCAAGATCAACTTACGCAGCTCTTTTTGGTGTTATAGGTGAAACTTACGGAGCAGGTGATGGTTCCTCAACATTTGCTCTTCCAGATTTACGAGGGAGGATTGTTGCAGGAAAAGACGACATGGGAGGCTCGGCTGCAAGTAAATTAACTAATCAATCTGGTGGCGTTGATGGTGATGCTTTAGGAGCTAAAGGTGGTTCTGAAACACAAGCATTAGTAGAAGCAAATTTACCTGCTCATACCCACACTTTTAGTGATACAGATTCACACACCGTTTCCTTCCCCAGAACTTTTATAAGCGGAGCTGCTAATAATTCCGTAAACGTAGACGGTAGTGGACAGCGGCACGATGGTGGTACTCTAACTGTTTCAATTAGTGGAACTACAAGCAGTACAGGTAGTGATTCGGCACACAACAATGTGCAGCCTACAATAATCTTAAATTATATTATTAGGATATAAGAATGCCTTTGACGGCTCTAAAATTTAAACCAGGCATAAATAGAGAATCCACGTCGTACGCTAACGAGGGCGGGTGGTTTTCTTGTGACAAAATACGGTTTCGATTTGGTAGTGCAGAAAAAATAGGTGGATGGCAGTCCTATAGCGACAACACTTTTCTTGGTACATGTCGAGCCTTGTTTAGTTGGGTGGCGTTAGATGGCACAAAATATTTAGGCGTTGGTACAAATTTAAAATATTACATCGCGGATGGTGGGGCATATAACGATGTTACTCCAGTTCGAGCTATTACGAGTGCAGGAGACGTTACTTTTGCAGCGACAAATACAAGCACAACCATTACAGTAACCGATGCTGCTCATGGAGCCGTGTTGAATGATTTTGTTACTTTTTCTGGGGCAGCAACTTTAGGAGGCACAGTTACAGCAACAGTTTTAAACGCAGAACATCAAATCACAAGCATAGTTAATAATGACAGCTATACTATTGCAGTGTCCACTGCGGCTAATGGGTCTGATACTGGAAACGGTGGTAGTTCTGTGGTTGGCACATATCAAATAAACACGGGTCTTGATACAAATTTCTTTGGTACGGGTTGGGGTGCAGGTGTATGGAATGGTATTAACACAAATGAAGGCACATCAACCTTAAATGGAGCGTTGACAAATTCAGCTACAAGTGTGGTTGTAACAAGCAACTCTGCTTTGGGTGCTACACAAAATGTAGGAGATATTATAAGTGTTGCGGGTGAATTAATGCTTGTTGGTAATATTTCTTCCAATACTTTAACGGTAACAAGAGGACATGGTGGTACCACAGCCGTGGCTCATGCTAGTGGCGAGCTAGTGCGATTAGTAAAGGGAAACAGCACAGCAGCAGACGATACAGTAACATTGATAAATGGTAGCAGCTTGGCTTCGGATGCTACAGCAACCACGGTAACAGTGGACTCTGCTGCGGCTTTTCCTACTTCTGGTTATATAAAGATTGAAGATGAAATAATAGAGTATACGGGCACAACTTCTACTACCTTTACGGGATTAATTCGTGGATCTTTTAATACTACGGCCGCCACCCATGCCGATAACGAAGCAGTGATCGAGGCAAGCTTTGGATGGGGTATGCCTGCAGATTCCACTGTGGCGGGTGCCAATCTTACCAACTGGACGCACGATAACTTTGGTGAAGATCTTCTTATAAACGTGAAAAATGGTGGTATATACTATTGGGATAGAACGTCGGGCACCACAACACGAGCCGTGGAACTAAATTCTTTGTCTGGATCTACACTTGCTCCTACGATAGCTAAACAGATTATGGTGTCCGACCAGGATAGACACGTCATTGCTTTTGGGTGTGATAGCGAAGGCTCAATTGGTACACAAGATCCGCTACTTATACGCTTTGGATCACAAGAAAGTCTAACAGCGTGGCAAACCTTGGCAACAAACACAGCAGGATCGCTACGAATATCCACGGGTTCTGAGATTGTGATAGCTGTTCAAACAAAACAACAGATACTAGTGTTTACAGACGTATCGCTCCACGGAATGCAGTTTCTAGGCCCACCGTTCACGTTTGGTTTGAACGAAATATCACGAAATATCACGATTGCTAGTCCAAATGCTGCTGTTGCTGTTAATGACTTTGTGTTCTGGATGGGGTCAAAAGAGTTCTATGTATATGGTGGTACTGTGCAACGTCTACCATGCACTGTATTAGACTATGTGTTTAGTGATTTTAACAGAGATCAGATCGGTAAGGTAACATCAGGTCATAACTCCTCGTATGGTGAGGTCTGGTGGTTCTATCCATCCAAAACTAGTAGCACAAACGACCGTTATGTGATCTATAACTACCAAGAGAAAGTGTGGTATTTTGGCAACCTTACACGAACAGCATGGGTAGATCGTGGTATTGATCAATATCCTATTGCTGCACATTCCGATAATAAATTGTATTACCATGAATTTGGTCAAGATGATGGTAGCACTAATCCTCCCTCTGCTATATCCTCGAACATTGAATCTAGTCAAATAGATATAGGCGATGGAGAAAAGTTTTCGTTTATACGACGCATGATTCCCGATGTAACCTTTCGAGACAGCGAAAACAGTGCTCCACAAGTTAGTATGGTGGTAAAAACTAGGACTTTTCCTGGTGTAACTTTTAATGAAACAAACAGTAATACCGTGTCTCAGTCGGTTTCCACCCCAGTAGAGGTGTTTACTGAGCAAGTGCATTTACGGGCAAGAGGACGTTCCTTTGCTTTTCGTGTAGAAAGCAGTCAAAAAGGCGTTATGTGGCGATTAGGCACCCCACGCCTTGATATACGCCAGGATGGGAAACGCTGATGTCAACTAGAAATGTACCCGCACCGTTATTTCCATACCCACCAGAGGCATATGACCAAAATTATTTTTCTGATGTAGTGCGATCCTTCTCTATATTTGTAGATCAGCAAAGAAACCCTGGTGAGGCACGAGCCACAAAAATGACATTTACAAACCTTCCGTCTGGCGATGACACCACTTTAGAAGTAGGAGCGTTATTTGAGGTAGAGGGTGTTTTAAAAATTAGCAAAGTGAATATTTCACATTGTACTGGTAATTCTGGCACAGGTGGGGTAGGATCGGTAACAGTAAGCACAAGTTAGGGCATATTATGTTAGGAGCAGTTTTAGGAGGAATAGCGGGACTTTTAACTGGGGGCACCGCTATGGCAGCGGCCGTTGGTGCGGGATTAGGAAGAATAGCGAGTGGTGGAGATCTTGAAGACGCACTAAAAGATGGTGCTCTTGCCTTTGGTATAGGCTCGATACCTGGTGTTGGTAACTTTGCTAAAAGTGCAGCGGGGCAATTTGGATTAGGCGGTGCTACAGCCAAGGCAGCCACAGCAAAGAAGATGGCAGACGCAGCCGCTACGGGAGCATCCAAAGGAGGATTTAGTTTAATGAGTCCTGGTGGTATCCTTACAGCAGCGTCTCTTGCGGGTATGGCAGAAAAGAAAGAACCACCTCAAGGTCCAATTTTTGAAAAGGGAGAGCGACTACCTGAATATGAGGGTGGAGTGGTTGTTAAGCCGTACTACAGTCCTATTACAAACCAACGGTATATGACCCTTGAAGAAAAAGAGAATGCAGAAAATAGCATAGGTATTATGTCTGCGGCAGCGGGGGGATATATAGAGGGTCCTGGCACGGGTCGCAGTGACGACGTAAAAGCAGGTATTTTCCAGAACGGACAGAAAGTACAAGAAGCACGGCTCTCGGACGGAGAGTTTGTCATGACAGAACAAGCGGTACGCAACGCAGGTAATGGTGATAGAGAAAAAGGTGCAGCAAAAATGTATTCTCTGATGAAGGGTCTTGAGAGGGGGGTCGCTTAATGGCACAAACTGGCACTCAACAAACAGATGTAGTCTTACCCGAATATCAAGAGAAATATCTAAAAGACCTCCTTGCCACGGCACAATCCGTAGCAGGTGCGGGTCAAGAAATACCAAAGTATGAAGACTTTGTTGCTGCCTTAACACCCGAACAGCTAAAAGCTATTGAGATAGGCTCACAAGGTATAGGTGCCTATCAACCTATGCTTGAAGAAGGAGCAGAAACATTAGCTAGTGGTATAACGACCCTAGGTGAAGGAGCCGATCTCACACGATTAGGAGCCGAGCAAGTAACTGGAGCAACGGGAGCGTATGATCCTACTTCTTATAAGGAGTACATGGATCCGTATCAGGAAGAAGTTATAAGTAAGTTACAAGAAGATTTAGACAGACAACGTCAAATGCAAGCTAAAGGCATTGCGGGGGCTGCTGCGGGAAGAGGAGCATTTGGTGGTTCGAGAGAGACAGTTGCACAGACAGAGTTGGGTAGAAACGTAAGTGAGGTAGGGGGTAAACTAGGAGCACAGCTACGCAGTGCAGGTTATAAATTTGCTCAAAATCAAGCTCAGAGTGCTTTTCAAGATCAAATGAAAAGAAAGCTTGGTGCGGGACAGTTATTTGGACAATTAGGTCAAGGCATGGGTAAACTTGGTGCGGGTATTGGTGGATTAGGTATGCAACAAGCTGCTCTTGGTGAAGCTGCACAAGGTTTAATGGGTAAGGACATAAATATGCTGTTGGGTCTAGGTGGACTAAAGCAACAGCAAGACCAAGCGATGCTATCAGGTGAATTACAATCATTTTTAGCGGGTCAAAGTCAACCTTTCAAAGAAGTAGGATTCTTGTCTGATATATTTAGAGGGGTGCCGTCTTCTGGTACAACTCTTACTCAAACCTCGGCTCCCGATCCAAGTCTCATATCGCAATTAGGTGGACTTGCCACGGGTATATATGGATTAAGCCAAGCCGGTGACGGTGATTTTTTTAGAGGATTCGGTTTTTATACATAATGAGCGTAACAAATAGAAAAATGTTTAGCCGTAATGCACGGAACAGGCTCCGTAACATGGGTGGTATCATGGCATCGTCTGAGCCGTTGATACAAGCTGTGGCGAAATTTAATGTTGGTGGTGGTGTCAACTTTGGTGCTCTTGAGCAAAGATACACGGGCACTCCTGGTATAAAAAGACTTAGGAGTGAAGTAGATGGACCTGGGGTTAAAACGATACAGAGTCAACAAGCTCCTTTATTTAGCTTTGGTCAAACTAAACAAAATATTTTTGGACAAAATTATAATGTTTTTCAACCAGGACTTACTGAACCTAAAAATGTTTCCAGACTATCGGGACAAAATTTTCAAACACAAAAAGCTTTTGATCTAACAAGAGAAGAATTATTAGGACGACAAAAGTTAAATAACCTTATAGGTAAAGCAGAATCTCTTGGTTTTCTTGAAAAACCCACTGTTTCAAAAACCGAAGTAGAAGAGTTTATACGAAATGAAACAGACACTCCTTTTTTTGAAGCTTCAGAAGCTCTCATAAACGCTTTGTCACAACCCGCAGAACCAGGGGAAGACACCTCAAAAAGAAATTTAGGTATTTTTGCAAGAGAGCTAGCTAAATATACCTTGCTTCCAGGAACAGTAACCGCAGACGTGTTGAAAAAAACAGGGGAGTTCATACTAAAAACAAATCCAAAACGTGTAGAGGGTATACTATCGGGGCAAATATCCATGCCAGAAGGCGTTGATATTATAGCTCTTGGTGCAAGTTCTGGGTTAAGTGAGACTCGTCTAAAAGAACTAGGGGTTCCAATTGACAAAATTAACGCTATGAAAAAGGTTAGAGCGGAAGGTCTTGGTAATCTTGAACGTAAGGTCACTCTTTTTGACGATCAAGCAAAGGCTGCAGAGGATGAAGAAGAAAAACTCAGAAAAGACACCGCTGCTGCTAAGCTTACTATGCAAGAAGCCGAGAGAGAGGCTGAGCAGATAGCTATGAGAGAAGCAGAAAAGAAAAAAGCAGTAGAGGGTGGTATGCCTTTGTCTAATCAAGTAGGAGCAACGGACGTAAAAGCTCTTCAAAATCAAATAAGTGGTGGTCGGTCTTCCATAGACAGACAAACGCTTGGTGTTAGTCCTGATGAAGGAACAGAGTATAAACATGCACTAGAAACAGAAAAATATAGAAACGGTCAAAATAGTAATATAGAAAAGACTGTTCAAGACACTGTTAATTCTGGCATTGGCACGGGTGGAGCGTTAAAACAATTAATGAAAGAATTTACTAGCAATTCTCCAAAATATGAAGGAATGGACAGAGGACTAGCCATAGCTAAGATCGGATTTGCAATGGCTGCGGGTCAGAGTCCTAATGCTATAACAAACATCGCAAAAGCTCTTTCAGATGGAGCAGATATGTTCCTTCAAGACGATGCTGAAAGAAGAAGATTCAAAAGACAAGTTGATCTTTCTGCCCTTCAATATGGACTAGGAGAAATCAGCAAACAAAGAACTCAAGCGAGAGCCGATGCACGAAACTTTATGAAGTATGTTGCTACCAAAGATATGGAGTATAAAGGAGTAAAGTACGAAGAGGGAGAGGATGTCCTAGTCTCTATGAGCGATTTATTGGCTAATGGAGGAAGATTACCATCAGGACTAAGGGATCAAGCTCTTCACCTAAAGTTTACACAAGCAGTAATTGAAAAAGAAAAGGCTAATGCTAAAGCCTTAGAGAACCTGAGAAAAGAGCTTCTTATTTCAGATGAACAAGCAACCAAGATGTCTAAAGACTATCAAGATGCTGCATCTAAATTTAAAAGTGCAGATACAGGTATTGCGTATTTTGAGCAAGCTCTTGACATACTTGCAAAAGAAGGTGCAGAAGGTTGGCACCAGAGTGCAGTCGGTGCAGCGGGATTATTAAAAAATGTTAGATATAAGGCAGGAAACTTCTTAGGAATAGAATTAGGTAAACAATATGATCTTGATGACGTAGAAGAATTAAAAAGGTTATTTGCTCAAGGCTTGCAACCTTTGATAAAGGTTACACTTGGAGAAACTCAATCAGCTAATTCAATATCTAATAGAGACGTGGAGTTTTTAATAAAAGCCTTTTTTGGAGATAGAGCCTTAGAAGAGGGTGTGTTTAACTTTGTGGTATCAGACAATAACGAGATGGCAAAGAGAGTACAGGCTGCTATGAGATCGATGCGACAAGCTCAAATAGGAAACTTAAACACAATGAATACCTTAGAGCGAAGATTATCCACAAGAATTTTACCAGGGGAAGAGGTAGGAAGCGGGGTAGCATTGATTAAAGAAGCAAAAACAGGAGTTTCTTCTTATTTACCTGGAGCAACCAATCAAGTTAATCCAGGAGGTTTTGGTGAAATTTTTGATACGGGAGAGACTCAAGGTGGTATTCCTGTTTTTAGGTATAAAGGTCAGACCTAATGGGAAGAATCCTATTAAAAGACACCAATAAAGGCGATATTTATCTTGACATAGAAGGAGATTCTCCTACAGATGCTGAAAAGGCAGCTATCTCTAAAGAGTTTTTTTCAACAGCACCCACTAAGAGTCAAATTGATTATGCTACGGCATCTTTAGACGAGATAAGAGGATACAATAAGAAAAGAGCGGAACTAGAAGGTAGGCAAGAAGGTAGCGAGGAAGTTGATTCTTTAAAAGATCCAGACGTTGATTACACTTCTGGTTTACAAAATTTAACAATAAGAACTGGTTTAGCTAACAAAGAGTTAGCCTCTGAAAAAGCAGAGTACTTAAAAGATGTTGTGGGGTCTAAGGGTTTTCGTCAAGACAAAGGAGGACGATTTATCTTAACTAAGGAAGGACGAAACACCCTTGGTTTAGCAGAAGGTCCAGAAATAGCTATTGATGAAGAGGGTTTTAGTAGATATGACATTGCTGATTTTGTGGGAGAAGCCGGTGTCCCCATAGGGTTTGGTATTGTCGGTGGAATCTTAACGGGTGGTATGGCTGCGTTACCTGCGATGGCTTTAGTTGGTGGTTCAATGGCTCTAGGAAAAATTGTAGATGAAACTCTTGAATGGGCACAAGGATATCAAAAACAGACTAAAGGAGATCTCGCAAGAGATGTAGCGTTTGAAGGAGCAATGGGATTTTTAGGAGAGGGAATTGGTAGAGGTATATCTGCGGTTGTAGGTAGATTTTTAAAAGGGTCCTCCACTGAAGCAATAGAACAATCTAAAGAACTTGGGAGAGAAATGTTAAAAAGAGGGTACAGACCCTCAGTAGAGGGAGCAGCACCAGGAGCTTTTAGTATTCTTAGTCGAGTTCAAGCGGTATATGAAGGTGTCATTCCTAACAAGACAGCCGCTTTAAAAAACGTGGAGGCAATAAAAAAAGATCTTCAAAGTTTAGGAATGAATAAAACAGCAGACTTAGAGGCATTGTCAAAAATTTTAAAAGATGACATAGAGAAATTATATAGAGGTCCAGAAGAAACATTTAGACAAGCTCAACAAGTTCTTGACGGAGAAATTGATTTAGCAATAAAGAAAATAATTGATCCTTTACGAAGCGGGAGAGAATTGAATCAGTCTGTCGTTCAAGGATTAAAAGATGCAAAGAGGTCTTTCAAAGAAAATTCTGATGCTTTATTTAAGGCTGCTAATGATGCTTTAGGGGAAGATTCAAGAATTATTCCAGTTGGAGAGCTTGCTGACGATATTTACCGCTTGTCAAAAAACAATCAAGCTAAGAATCTTTTAACAGATAATGTTATAAGTATTTTTTCTAAAGCAAGAACAGCAGCAATAGCTAAAGCAAAGAACTCTGGAAAATATCCAGACTTGGATAAATTAGCTAAAAGTAAAGATGCTACGGATAGAAAATTATACAACGAAATTATTTCAAGAGAGACATATATCTCTCCTTCGGAGGCACAAGTATTACGAGAAGTTTTAAGTGATATTCAGTACAACCCCGCGTTTGTAACTACGTTAAAAGGTCTTAGAATTAACAACTTCAATAATAAATTAGAGATGTCTTTTAAGGACGGTGCTGTTAAATTAAAAAATAGGATTGCAGAGATAAATACTAATAAAATTCAAGGACCTGCAAACGTCGAACAGTTGGATAGAGGTCTGACTCTTTTGAATAGAGCAAGAAAATATTATGCAATAGGACTAGAAAAGTTTAAAGATGCTGAACTTGCTGCAATTATAAAAAACGCAAGGGATGGTTCTAAAGAATTAGATATTAATAAAATCGTTGGACCTTTAGTACGACCAAATGAGCCACAGCGTTTAAGTAGTTTTCTTAGAGCAGTAAAAGGAGTTAAACCTTTAAAAGAGAAAACTAAAATAGGTGACTTTGATGTAAAACTAGCAAAAGAAGAGCCAACAATCCGTTTTGATGGAGAGGATATTTCCATAGCGAAAGCTAAAGAAGAATTAGCTAGACTGCAACAAGCGGGATTAACTCGTGCTCAAACAAGAGAGTTACAAGCGGATATATCAAAAGCTGAAAGGGATTTAGCTCTTGGTAAAACATTTGAAAAAGAAAGAGCTGCACGAGATACAAAGTTTGGTCAGTTTACTCAGAGATCTGAAACTATAAGAAGACAACTAGCCTCTCAATGGACTAGAGATCTTTTGGACGATCCCCTTCGGAGTATGAGTTTTAAAAAAGGTGTTCAAGTATATGATGGCATAAAAATAGCTAGGCAAATTGATGCTTTAGGAAAGACAAAGGACGTATTATTCAGAGGAGAACTAAAAGAGTTAAATGAATTACTTACTTTACTAAAATCTACGGGTACAGAGTTTGACAGAGGGATAGTTGAAGGATTTGCAAACCAACCTTTGGCACAAGCCATACAAGGATTGTCTCAAGCTACTAGGAACTTAAAAGCTGTAAAAGATGACGCTTTTTTAAAAAATATAACTAGGGCAACACCAGACGACATCATGGATAGAATATTTCTTCCAAAGAAACCTTTGTTAGTGTCTCAGTTCATGAACAATAATCTTAGGTTAGGTGACGATGTCGTAAAGTTTTCAGATGAAGCACATGATGCTTTAAAAAGAGAGGTTCAGAATGAAGCAATGGGTAGAATATTACGATCACTAGGAGATGTAAATTCTGCAAAGTTTTCTGAAGATTTTCTCTCTGGGAAAATGGGTAAAGATCTTTTTAAAACTTTAGATAATTACGGAGAAGAAACTCTAACAGCCATGTTTGGCAAAAAGCAAACGTCAGAGCTATTTAAATTATCTGAAATAATGAAGAGAGCCTCTCAAGAACCTTTAGCGGGTAAAGGTGGATTAGCAGCACCAACCATTGCATTAGGATTGACTGTCTTTGGTGTCTTACAAGCTCCTTTAGTGGCTTTACCAACTTTACTATATTACACCGCAATGTCTTCTCTTCTTAGAAAACCATCTGTACTGAAGATGTTAACCTCTAGTAGAAGACCAGGAGCAGGTCTAATTAGCACAGTCACCAGAGATATTCAAACAGAAGTTCAGAAGGCAAATGTTCAATTAGTTACTTCTCCAGAGGGTCCTTATGCCCCCACTCCAGAACAAAATGTACAGATTAGAAAAGCTGTGCCTCCCATAACTTCAAGTATTCCTAACGTAGCTCCCGCTACTGTAGGAACAGCAGGGAACATAGATCCTACTAATCCCATAATTACTCCTAACCCTATGGATCAAGCCTTGGCTCAGAGGTTAGCGGGTACGTCAGCGATTAGTCCACGTCTCCCCAATTAGCTTGAATATCTTGGTCAACTTTACTAGGAACCGCTAACTCCAATCCCGTTTCCATGATTTTTTTGATTTTTTGTGCCTGCACGTCGCTCTCGACAGAAAAACAAAGTTCGTCATGCACTGTAATCAATGGCAGAAGACCTTCTTCATAGCAATCTACCATCGCTTTCTTTGTTTGATCGGCTGCCGAACCTTGGATTAATCGGTTCAATGCCTTGTAGGTAAACGCTCGACGGATCATAGGCCCGTACTCTCGTTCTGCATCCTCGTGTTTCATAGGCTTCTTATAGCCAAAAGTCTTAGGCTCCCACATATCAAATCGGCACAAACGTCCCGATATCGTCCGAATCTTCCCGTTCTTTGCAGCTCTCTGCATTACACGCTCGGCTAGTGTCTTAACAAAAGGCACACGCTGATGGTATTTAGACATCAACGCTTTTGCTTCATCCGTAGACAGCACGAGTTGAGCAGCCAACTTACCCACGCCCATGCCATACATAATGCCTAAGTTCACGGTCTTAGCTTCTTTTCGTGAGATGCCTGCCATGTCTGCCACCATTTGATGAAAGTCAGCGTCCCCTTTGTGATACTCGTCAATCACCTCATCAATCATAGGATGCCTATCCCCTCGACGTAGCACCGAACAATAATGCACCAGTAACCTTGGCTCTTGTGAGGAGTAGTCAAAGCTACCCCACTTCTGCCCCTCTTCGGGGATAAATAATCCACGGATGAGCTTTTTGATTTCGGGATCACGGGCAGGTATCTGCTGTAGATTGGGATTCGACGACGAAAACCTACCCGTGACAGTCCCCCCATCATCAGATCGCAGTGGGTGAAACTCACAATGTATACGACCTTTATGCTCATATCGAAGAATACTATCAATAAATGTGCTGTCGGCTTTGTCTGCCTCGCGTAGTTTAACAATAGCCTGGGCAACCTCATGAGGATGTGCCTGCAAGAATTGTTTAGTAAACGAGGGTGCCCCTTTTTCTGTAGTGGGATACGTTAGGTTTAGAGCTTGAAAAACGTGCTCTACAGAGGCGTTTGCCCACGGCTCTATGTTTACTGATGTTTTGTCTTTGATAAACTTCTTTAACTCGGAAACGCGAGCTTTGAGGGTCTTCTTGGCTTGTTCTGCCTTGTCTAAATCTACTCGTACCCCACGCTCTCTCATATCAAGCATAATCGGTATGAGTCGAGACTCTAAGTCAAACACATCTTTAAGTTCTTGTCGGCTGATTTCTATAGATAATCGCTCCCATAGTTTGAGGGTCATAAGTGCATCTTGCTCAGCATAAGGTCCTACAAACTTCGGAGGTAATCGCCACATATCGCTCTTAGGGTCTATTCCAAAATCTTTTGCCGCAGCCTTCAACATCTTCTCGTCTTTTCGCATATCTATATAGTCTCGACCTAGATTGTTTAGGCTGTAGCTAAACCTGTTCTCGTCCACCAAAGGAGCAGCAATCATTGTATCAATGATCTTGCCTTTTACCTCAATACCCTCGGCTCTCATCCATCCCGCATCATACGTTGCGTTGTGCATAATCTTGTCAATATGTGGGGTATTCATCTGTTCTTTAAGCCAATTTAGCGTCATATCAGCGTCTAAGTTGTGACCATTCGCGTGTCTTATGGGGAAATAGCCTTGATAATCGCCCGTAGCAACAGCGATTCCTATGATTTCACCCTCTTTTCTCGCCCATCCTGGGCCTAGTTCTTTTATGTTGGGATCTCTCGTCTCCAAGTCCACGGCTATCTGACTACAATGTCGGAGGTCGGGAAATTCTGAAGGTATATTCCAATCAACATCAAGAACATCCATGCTCGTCCTTAAATCGTAGCCATACTCTTCAAAACTTATGGTGTTGTTGTCTTTTCTATCTTTCGCCATCTTCCTCGCCCCACTCGTCGTCCTCCCCCGCAAGGGCTGCGTAACCAACGATATCGACCCACGAATCTAAATGTTTGGGTGAGTTGATTAACCTCGACATCTTTACGGCAATCATGCACTGATATACTTGTTCAACAGTAATCTTCTGCTCCAATATGACCGACCAAAATTGTGCGATCCGCTCGTGATTTAATTTGGCATCCCCATATACTTTAGCTCTTTTGCTAGATATTAAGTTGCCTGCCTGCTCTAATACGTCTTTTCTTTTAACCATTATATATCATACCTATATTTCTTTTGCGACTCTATTATGTGAAGATTGTCCTTCACTCTTGTTAACCCAACGTAGAACACACGATGCTCGTCGTCTTGGTCGGGATTTGTTACGCACGACTTTGTCGAGTCCAAGTGAACTACCACATTATCGTCCTCGCCACCCTTCATTGCATGAAACGTGGAAACCTTCAACCTCGGTCTTTCGGTTAGCACTTCGTTCCGTCGTAGTAACGCACGAATATAATATCGCTCGTCCTTACCCAACCGAAGCATATCTAGTGCATCTGTTTCCTTTCGTGCCAACAATCCCAAATTCTGCACCAAAGATTCGTAAGTATAAGTCCCGTCAAGAGGCTCTGCATCTAATAACGGCATAATTCCTCGCTTAACCACGGCTCCATCCCCCGTCTTTGGTGCAAGCTCATATAATCTTTTGACCTCGTGGAGTCCTATCTCACGTCCTTTTTGAAGTCCTTCCCATATCTTTATGGCTTCTGCTACCTCTAGCTTTACACTTGGATAGCCTTTGATCTCATAGAACAGACCTTGCTCTCGTAAGTCTGCTGCCACGTCACGAGCAAAAGAATTAGTTCGAGACATCAATGTCCACGAACCTTGTCTCATGTCTATATCAAAAGTATCAAGGTGGTGCGATACACTGCCTTGTCTGTCCATAGAGTTAAAATGTTTTTGTTTTCTGTGCCGTATGCGACGCACGACATTCATCGCCATGTCATACGCTGACCTTGGTAATCTATAACTTTGATCGAGCACACGGACTTTCTCAGAGCATCGCATAAACAAGTCAACATTTACTCCCGCCCATCTGTGGATCGCCTGGTCATCGTCTCCCGCGAAATATATCTTCTCTGCGTTGCCCGCAAGTTTAAGCACCATCTTCCATTGTAACGGCACGAGGTCTTGTGCTTCATCCACTATGAGTAACTCTAGTTTGGGAGTCGGGCACTGCTCGACATAGTGAGAAATCATATCCGTAAACGATAACTTACCCGTATCCGACTTATAAACCTTTAGTGCCTTGTCAATCTTCTCAAGCATAAAGTAATGAAGATCATAGCTTCTTTGATCGTTAAACTCTCTTCGCAACGAAACACAACGGAGTGCTGCTCGATCAATCATGCGTAAGTATCTATCGTTATCTCTGCCTTGGGGCAGTATCAACCCATCGTCAGCATCAGAAGATACAATCCCGTCAAAGTTCATACCCATCATACGAGAGAACTCCTTCCAATCCTCACGGGACATCATATCGGATTGAGACATACCAAGACCGTGGTATCCAAGCGAGTGTAATGTACGAAAGTAAGGTAGGTCGTCGGGGGTAAGATTAAATGCCGATCCCGCCCTCTCTACGGCTTCATTAACGGCTTTCTTGGTAAAAGACACATAACCAATCCTATCAAGATCAACACCCCTTGTTAGGGCATCTCTGACGATCTCAATGAGGGTATGTGTTTTGCCACAACCTGGGGGGCCTAGTATCAGTTCAGAACGGGATATCATTCTCTGCCACCTCTACTTGTTCCTCGACACCCTCAAACGCGGGAACCCACCATACCCGTAAGGTTGTTCTGCCCCCGTCGGGTTTACGAAGGTTTTTATGTCCATTGCATTCTTCGTTGTCGTTTAGTTTCTTTAGTCGCTCTTGTATCTGTGCTCGTGTGAAGGAGACAAAGTTTCTTTGTCGCAAGAACTCCATGAGTCCATTAATCATAAACATTGTCTTTCCGTCCTCTGTCCACGGCTTGCCCATAAATAGTTCTTCAGACGATTGAGCACGAATACGGCTCGTGCAAAAAATTTCAAGGAGATCATAGAACTGCCCGTCTACTGTTAGCTCCCTTGGCACCTCTAATTGAACTGCGTGTTTTAGCATCTCGTTTACCTTTGTCACCCAATCTGTCTCTTTAATCTTTGAGGGCATCATCATCAACTGCTCCATGCATGCTTTCTGAAACAGATGTTGGTTCTGCAAATGATCCATTGTTATCTCTAGTCTGCCACCGTTTACGTCAAGGAAAACAAGCTTGGGATCAGACAACATAATAGTAAGTCCACTGAGTTCTGCTGCATGATCTGATTTGTTACCGATTCCAAACTTTCGTGTCTTACATACTTCCTTGTTACAGAAGGACGAGTTCGGCTCGATGTTACACTGGTAAAAGTAATCCTTCTTCTGATACTGGTTCTGCAAATTTACCAACTCACTTGCGGGAAGTGGTGGGGCACAATGCCTTTGATTAATCTCTTCAAGAGAGTTTTTCCAATTATCCGAATACTTTGCCTTACAGTACGGTGCACACTGAGACAGAAAAATGTTTCTATTATTATCTACCTTCCCCACCGACACATAATTTTGTAAACATGGCGGCCCGTCGGCAAATACCTCACGGCTTTCTCCGTAATTTATGTTTTCAAGGTTAGCGACAAGGGTTCGTTTCTTCTCGACAATGTCCAAGAACTGCTCAAGGTTCATGGCTTTACCTTTGTCATCGAAAGCATATCGCATTGTTTGTTGTGATTTAAAGTAGGGGAGGTTGATAAAGTTCCCCACATCGCCCCTCTCAGAGAGGATGCTATCTTGTTTTGGAAAGATTTCGGCTCGTGCATAACCAAGAGCACCCGCAATCTCTGTTAAATATTCTCTAAATATCTTTGCTTGTGTCGGTTGTTTAAGAAAGCAAAACAAGTGTGCTCCCCCCGACTTTGATCGGCATACGACCAACGGCAGTTTAAATTTTAATATCTTTGCTATCAATCCTTTGTGGTCAAGGTCGTACTGATCAATATCAATCGCCCCGAAGTAACACTCGTTCTCCTTGGTAATCGGGATTGCCCCAACTCCGTGCTTTCCTTCTAGGTGGTTCTTTACAAGTTCCTCGGTCAACGGCTCACGAACCACGCGACTATTGGCTTCGGTCTTTCCATTACGACCAACAGAACCAACTGTCGTTTGTCCATGTGCCTCTTCCGAGCCACGAAAAGCATTCATAAATTTAATTACTGATGACATGATTCATATAAGGTGGGACACAGAAAAGGAAGACAGTGTATGAAAACTGTGCCCCACCAAAGGCTGTTAACTAGCAGTTAAAAAGGAACTTCGTCTTCTTGAGGTTCCGAATCATCAACAGCCTTAACCGCACCCTTCATGACTTGCTCCCTAAAGAGTTTTGCCTCACTAAGAATATCCTTAGTTTGCACCAAGCCATGCTTTGTTACAGACCAATTGTACCATGTGCCTTTGTCATTGCTCTCTTGAACAGTGGTAAGTTTCCACATGGTCGCATAGACCGCAGGAGTTAAAAGTGCGTTTGTTTTGGGATGCCGAATCTTCTGCATCGCAATCTGAGTCTTCCAACGTCGGCTGACCTTTAACTGCGTTGCTTTCATATCGACAATGGCGGGTTGTATTAAGCCACCGTCCCCAATTACTAAACAATAGTGCTGATCGGACTTTACCAACTCGTTTCCGTTTGGCAATAGTTCTTTAGCACCATCGCGTGTCGCTTTTTGTATGTCGGGGTGACTAGGCTCGATCTCACCTACAAATCCACCCCCACTATCTAACGGTACAAATTCCAAGAATTTTGTCTCTTGGTAACATGGCACTACTATTAAACCATCGTCACCGCCCCAAAACTCATTTGTCACGGTATTAAAAGCATCTCCTTGCCCCGAACCCTCGATGTACGCATCGTCCTTCTTGTTCGCTTGTGGAGACATAGCCTGTATTATTCGTATAAATGGTATCTGCATCTCGGAACTATCAAAGGCTGTTCCGACACCCGCAGACGCTGTAATCTCATCCAACAAGTCTGTTGGAAGTTGATCTTCTTTTACTACTATCTCTTTATTCATTATTTCCTCTTGATTTCTACTGCGTTAGTTAAAAAGGCACCAAATAGATCAAGATCTATATCTTGCCCTTGCTCTACACGATCCTTAACGAAAGCTTTTAACGTCATGGGATGTATGTGCGTTTTTGTTGATGGCTCTAACCCTTTATCCTTCAACGTCCAAAAAGCGTCTTTGGCTAAGTTGTCTTGACCACGACCAAAGGAACAAACCACATCATTCTTAATAATGTCGTCGAGTCCTCTCTCTCGTAACCAATCAAAGGCTAGTTCACGTTTGTCAACGGGTATGGATGCTGCCACTATCTGTTTTTTCGTAACAGTTAGTCCGTCAACGTCCACACGCTCCACGCCCATTTCATCCATCAAGTCGGGAATCATTTGTGTGGATAGTTTTTGTCTCTCAGATTTGAGATTCTTGAGAAGGGTTTCTGCCTCCTCGACTTCTTGCTCTACTACTCGTAACTGTCGTACTAAACCACTGAGGTTTTTCGTTGTCTCAGTGTTGATTGAATCCAGTGCTTCACTTTCATCAAACATATCTTCTAAAATGTCATTCATAAGTATCTCCTCTTCAGGTTTAAATTGACATTGTTGGTTTCAACACATATAAGTTATACATGGAAAACAAACAGCTTGTCAACTATAATTTCAAGACAAAGCCATTTAAACATCAGATGGATGCTTTGAATGTCTCCCACGACAAAAAATATTTTGCACTATTTATGGAGATGGGTACAGGGAAATCCAAGGTTCTTATAGATAATATTGTGCATCTGCATGGTCAAGGGAAGATTACTTTTGCCTTGATTATCGCTCCCAAGGGAGTGTATCGTAATTGGGTGGAGCGAGAGATCCCGCAGCACTTTCCCGATGATGTACCATATCGGGTGATTCGTTGGGTCAGTAACCCAAACAAAGAACAAGAGCGGGAGATCAAGTCGGTAAAGGATGCTTTTGAAGGGATTACAATCTTTGTTATGAATGTCGAGATCTTTTCTACAGTTAAAGGACGCAACGTCGGCAATTGGTTAGCCAAGAAGTTCGGGAGTCGGGGCATAGTTGCCGTGGATGAGAGCACTACTATTAAGAATACTAAGTCCAATCGTACCAAAGCACTTGTGCAGCTCTCTAAAGATTTTGAATATTCACGCATACTTACGGGGTCGCCCGTCACAAATTCACCGATGGATGTCTACTCGCAGACAGAATTTTTGAAAAAAGGTGTATTAGGCTACAGTAACTTCTATGCCTTCCAAGCTCGATATGCAAACTTGCAAACTAGAAACATGGGTTCCACAAGTTTTAGACAAGTGGTCGGGTTTAAAAACTTAGACGAGCTAAACAAGAAGCTCGACAATTTTAGTTTTCGTGTCTTGAAAAAGGATTGTTTGGATCTACCAGATAAAGTATATATGCCCCGTTACGTCAGCCTAACTAAAAGACAACTTGAGTTATACGAGCAGATTCGGAAAGAAGCGTTGGTGTTATTCGAGGACGGACGGCTCGTTTCGGCACCACAAATGGTGACGCAGATGCTTCGGCTGCAACAAATACTTTCGGGGTACCTCACCACGGACGATGGCTACCAAGAAAACTTCGAGACTAGGCGAATAGATGCCCTTCTCGACATTTGTTATGAGACTTCGGGAAAAATAATTATATGGTCACGTTTCAGATATGACATTATGAAGATCGCTCAAGTTCTGTCCGACAACTTTGGAGAGAGCAAAGTGGCAAAGTATTTCGGAGATACAAAGGACGATGAACGTAGCGAGATTATAGACCGATTTCAAAACCCAAACTCGGATCTTCGGTTCTTTATTGGTAATCCGTCCACTGCGGGTCGGGGTCTTACCTTAACGGAAGCACAAACCGTGGTCTATTATGCTAATGACTTCAACCTCGATACACGAATCCAATCAGAAGATCGGTGCCATCGTATTGGTCAGAATAAATCGGTAACGTATATTGATTTGATTTCGGAAGGCACGATTGATGAAAAAATCGTGCACTCCCTAGTTAATAAAATTGACCTTAGTGCAAAGGTCTTGGGTGAAGAAGCAAAAGAATGGCTTCAAATCAAGCCAAAGAAGTCTTAGCTGCCCTCCATCTTTCTGATGTTTTCTAAATCTCCTTCTTTCATCCCAAATCGTTTTTCATAATCCTCTCGGATCATTCGGGACACTTGTCGAGCCATAGTTCTGCCTTCTTGATGGGCAATGTCCCTTAGTTTTTCACGATCCTCAACGGGAACAGCGATGTTCACAAACGGAACTTCGGCTCTTTCTTTGTTTTTAATTCCAACATTTGCCATGTTGTACTCCTTTCATAAGCTTTCTATGTTTAGTATATAATAGATTTGTGTTAAAAATACAACCCTTAATCCATGAAGTCGGGTTTAGGTAATGGAACAGGGTGGTGGACTATTATTCTTTGGCATTGTTGCTTTCGGGCACTTGGATCTATTTCTTGTCCAAGCGTGTGAGCAAGGTCAAGACACGTCTCCTGGTTTTCAAAAGCAAGTCTATGAAATGCCATCTTGTCGAGATCTAAGATATCGGGGACAGTAATCAGATAAAAAACGTAAATAAATGTTTTCATTCGTTTGCCTCCATATCGTCATGGTACGCATCTCGAACCAAGGACGCTATGACAATACCGATATCGGGTTGCCGTAACTTGATAGTTTCGTCAAGCAGCCAATCTAATATTTCGGGACTTAAATGCTTCCATACTGTTCCTCTTCTTATTCTTGCTCCCGTGAGCATTGCTTGAAATCTTTTGAACTCCTCTTTAAATTTTTGATTATCCGTCATACTTTACTTTTCCTTTCTTTTCGTCAAATCGAATCGCTGACTCAATAGCCGTGGATACAAACAAATCAAAATCTCTTGGATCAACGTGCTTTTTTGCCAACATACTAAAACGGAACAAACCCATGTATGCGACAAGGGAAGGTTCGATACCCTCCTCTTCCCACATTTCCCAACACGAGGAGATGGCATCGTTGATGGCATCCCATTGTTCTTTATCTATTTTTGCTAATTTCATCCATCCGTCCTTTTTGTTATGACGCAATCATCCAAAACAATCTTTTGGTTATAGGGCATATTATAAAGTCTCTTACGGATTAGCCAAGTATTACACTCCTTGACGGACGAAAATTCTTCCTCAAACACAATCGTAGGACAGCTATGCTTTCCAACGGCATGAACGATACAAACTAGGGCAATTGCTTTTACAATCATTGGCTCTCGCTCCATTTTTCATTTAAAGAATTTGACCATTGCTTGAGTTCTTTATGAGCTTCAAACTCTTTTTCATCATATTCCTCAAAATCAAAGACCCCATCAACTCCGTCATTCATCTCATTAAATAACTCTTGTTGAGCCATTGCCTCTGCATCATCTAAAGATTTAGCCTTGACCTTGTAGTATCCAACGTAGTCGGCACGAACTCTAATATTATATGTCTTCATCTTTTCTTTCCTTCAGTTCTTGTTTCAGTTTCTTTGCCATCCACATATCGTGCAGATGGCGGTTTCTAATTTGCTTTTGTCGATTGTCGGGAATCACGTCGGATCGTTTACGAATGTGGTACGGATTCCGTGGACGTTCAATCACGGCTTTAGGTTTTTTTGCCATAACTTAACTCATAGTTTCCCTCGCTATCTATTTGAAGATGAGTATAACGAGTAACACAGTTATTGACCTTACAATAAAGGTCATAATAAACGCCCTTTGCATCAGTAACTTTGTATAGTTTCCAACTTTTAGTTTCTGCTAAATATTTTTTAGTCATTCTTCCATTCCTTATATTGATCCAAGGCAACCTTTAGACAAGAGATACCATCAAAAGCCGATACCACATTATCCAAAGGTGTGTCCTTGGGTAGTTGTTTCAGTAATTCAAAAATCGTGTCCACTTGAAAGCCATTGCCCAACTGCTTGTACCCTTGGCTCTTGCTCACGCTTTTGCAGTAATCGTCTGGTAAACCTTGAAGGCGAGAGCACTCAACAACCGACAACCTTCTCCAAGTATGTGGATCGGTAGTACGCACCCCCGTCATACCTTGATTGCCAAACCCCTTATAATCCCTTGCCAACAGAGTGGCTGCTTTGGCGATATTGGGTTTAAGTAGCTGTTTTCCTTGACCCCCGACTATATCGGCAATCGGGTAGCGTCCTTGCGGTAGGGTCGTTGCCAAGTTGTCCTTCTGTACAGTTGTCAAAGCATTCGATTTCTTTTCGCCTTTGACCTCTAAACACGGAACAAGAGCCAACTCCATTTGATCGTCTTTACGGACTCCATTCTCGTCAAGTCTGCGATTCCGTATGGATGCCGAACTCCATTCGGGTTCGGTGATCGCTACCTTCGGGTGGCGATTCCCCCCACCCATAGTATTCAAAGTCGGTGCTTTGGCATTCGGTGAATAGATCCTTTTTAGAATATCGTGTCCGTTGATATCGTCTGCATGACCCACTTGCCGACAGTTATCGGAACTCGAACCTTGATCCCTTGGAGTGTAGGTTCGGATCTCCTCTTCGGAGTCGGGTTGCAGAATATGATGGATATACCGTTCCCGATCCACGAACAACAACGGGTTGACCTTCCAACTTAACCAATAGTTTCGGATTCGGTTTTGAGGACAAAAGATCGCTGAGTTGACCCGAATCGGGTTGACCCCAACTGTTTCGGTAATGATGTGCTCAAACTCTTTCTTCATCATTACGTTTTCCAACATCCAAACCATATCGGGATTTATTTCCCTCAACTCGTTTAGCAATCGGACATACTCAAAAAACAATACGGATCTTGGATCGTCAAAGGCTAACTGCTTGCCCGAAAACGAAAAGCCTTGGCATGGCGAACCCCCACAAAAGAAATCCACCTTGCCTAGCATCTCGCCCCTCACTTCTCGCACGTCATAATATCGGACGATCCCCTCATGGTTATCGTCCGATACTGCAACGGCAAACTTGTCAATTTCAATTGCCGTATATTTCACGCGTCCACCTTTTCAAAAACCTTTGACATAATCTCCTCAACGTCATCACAGAGTTCGCAAAAGGTATCCTCAGATTCGGGAGTCCTTACCGAATGAATGATTCCATCCTCGTCCTCTTGATCTTCCCAAATCGGATCAAGGGCAAATCTTTCTTGCATCACGGATGCAATCTCAGAATAAAGATAGATCCAGTCTTCGGATCGTAATAATACTTTTGACATTACGACCCTCCATTAATCATGGCATAGAGGATCGCCCCACCGATGCCACACAACAAAAGCAAAGCACAAATGATCAGAAAGTCAGCATAGTAGCGAACCATTCTGCTTTCTAAATCTTCTTTCTCCTTGACCCTAAGATTAAAAAATCTGTCTGATGTTTTCTTATCCATGACCTCACCCATCTATGTATTGTTGATTATGAACGTACCCACAGAAATTGTCGGACTCGTCACGACAAAACCAATTCACCGAAATACGATCCCCGAAAATCTCGTCAAGCTTGAAGTATATCGGTTCGGGTGGACTCCATGCCGTTTGGAAGTTGATCTCAATACACTCTTTGTATTTCTCATCCCAATCAATCTCCACCTCATAGGCATTCCATTTCGTACCCCAATTCGTACATCTCCAATCGTACCAATCGCCATTCTTACTGGACTCCTTGTTTAGATCGGGATTGATATCGTTTGGTTGTGGAATAATCCGATCAAAATCAAACTCTTGATCATCTCCACCCTTGACGAGTTCTTTGAACTCGTCGTAGGTTTTCTCGTCATTACAGATAATTCTGATTTCATTACTTACATGATTTGGCATATTTTTCTCCTCAAGCCTCAATTTTAATTGATGTTTCGCTAACCTCTAAAACAAGATGCCCACCCTCAATAAGTCTTTGAAGTTGGTCATCCGATAGAGGTATGGACTCTGCAAAATCGTCTCCACCTACGGCTCTCCGACTACGTTCCCAAACATCATCATCCGTGTGAGGATCGTAACCCAAAGCATAGACCACGAGATTTTCTTCGTGATCCTTGTCAGCATAACCATTCATGACATAAATCCCTTCATCCTTCACAAAGTAAAAACCTTTCTGTTTCGTTGTTTTCTTGGTGTACGGAACACGGAACTTGCCCTTGGCGAGGGTGTTCCTCGCCAAGTCCTTCATAGTTTTTGAACTCCTAAATCTCAATCTAGCTGACATCATGATGCCATCTCCTCAATTGAAAAATTAGCTTTTACCCAATCGGTGGGAAATTTGTATCGCTTGAGAGTCTTCACGTCTTGAAGAATAAACGGATACTTTCTGTTGGCTCGTTTGTAGCCAACGAGTTTTAGATCCATATTATTATTATGAGCCGAATAGTTCACGATTCTATCTTTATCCAATCTCGTTCCAAAAATGGATAAATAGTCTTCAAGATCTCTTTCGTCTTTTGGCTTTGACCCCTTCACTTTGACACTAAGCTTGAACGTCACTTCCGTATCAGAAAAGCTAGCGTTACCAACATGGGCAACTAAATCGTCCCAATGGTCTAGCCTATTGTCAAACATATCTTGGATCTCTGTCCTAAGATTTCTAACTACTTGTTTATTAATCTGCATTTCTTTCTCCTTTTTTTGTTATGCAAAATCCATCATCTAAGACAATGGTCATATGGCACTCATGACAAGTGCCATATAATCATTACCCACTTTGAAGGTGTGTACCGCAACGAGCACATTCCCAACCATGGAATCTGTGCCCCTCTTCCTCAAACTCATAATAGTCAGCGAAATCCCAACAATTATGATTACCACGTTCTAAGGATTTGTAAGATGCTTGTTCCTTTTTGTACTCTCTCAAAAACTCTTCAGCATCCGATCTAAGATCAAAGACTTCAGAACCTCCATCATCAAACATGACCTCCCAAACCCCAACTCCATTTGTGCAACGTACTATTTCCATGATCCTTGCTCCTAGGCTTGTGGATCAAATGGAAACATCATTCGTTCTCGTTCCATCTCATCCCATTGCTCTTCATTCGTTTCGTAATAATTACGGAACGCTTGACGTTCTTGCTCAGCTTGAGCCATTGCCGATAAATGCTCCTCATGTTCATATCGTGCGTATCCTTCTGGATCGTACTTTTCGAACATAGTCATATATTCTGCATAATCGTTTGGATCTTTGACATGCTCAAACCAATTTGTTTTATCTATCTTTGGCATCATTACCTCCTAATCAAATCTAGCAATTTTAGTTGTGCCCTTGGCAAAGTCTTCAATTGCCACTATACCACTTTGAAACTGATACATGGTAAATTTACCCTTCTCCGTTTTGTAGTGGATCACGACCAACGCATCCATGTCCTCATCTTCCTCGTAAGGTGAAATATATTTATTGTCCTCAACCTTACCTTTGAAAGCAAACGTACCAAAGCCACCGAACCCATATTGCTTGTCCATGCCTTCGGCTATGCTATCAAGTGTGTCTTCACTATCCATGCACGATTGAATGAAAAAGTTAGGAACGATCCCACACATTTCCTCTAAGTGTTGGTTTGAGCATTTGTATACTCCGTTTGGGTCAAGCTGTTTTGTAAATCCTTCAATAAGTATTGGAAATATCATTATATTACTCCTTCTCTAAATGTTTTGTGTTTATGGCTTTACTCTTTGCCACTTCATAACGGCTTTTTTGTGTCCACTCATAGGCACGATCAAAGCTGTCAAGATTCCATTTATGACTTCCTAGACTTGTGTCCAAAGTTACAGTATCCGAAATAGATACGATCTCATCTCCGTTGTCGTTGGAGATTATAAAATCTGCCTTGGTTGGATCTAAGGCTATTAACTTTATAAACTTCAGCAACTTCCACACAACTTTGTCGTAAGGTAGTTCTAAAGTTTTGCAGAAGTTAAAATAGGTTTTGTCGCCCTCGTACCTTGGCTTTGGTTCGCGCTTATTAAGAACAAAACTTTCACAAGATCCACCTTCGCCACCATGAAAATATATTTCTTCATCTTCATATTGTGTTTTTTGAAATGGATCTTTCACATTTACTGCACCAAGATTTACCAACTTTCTGTACTCTTCTTTTTTCATAAGAGTGTTAAAATAGTCCACGATCTCAACCCATTCGCTATCTGTAAAATCCCGATACTGATACCAATAATTTGTGTAACCCATCACTCCATCTCCTTTGCTATTTTGTTTAATTTATTTTTTTCTTCATCCGTGAATATGTGCCAAACGTCTGAAATAGGTCTATTCTCATTAAAAAGCTTTTCACTCTCACGAACTCCTTTTTTCCAAAGAGCATAATATAAATCGTCTGTTACTCCTTCCACGCATTCTGCTACTTGATCACAAGTCCAATGCGTAAATAAAAAGTTAGGTTTAATCATCTTCTTTAACCTCCCTATCTCCCAAAAGATCTGCAATCTTTTCCAAAGTTTCTTGACCACTAGAGGACATTCTATCCCAATCCCAGTAAAGATCGCCCACGAGCTTGATCAATTCTTTCTTTTCTTCTTTATCCATTTTCTGTCTCCTTTATAACTAAATGGTGGGGCAAACTGCCCCAATAAAAGTGTATTATAAAAACAAATAAAAAACAAGTACTTTTATTTCACCTATATACAGATATTTGCCCCCCCTACCTTTTTTTAAAAAAATATTTTGAAATTAGGTGTAATCACCGTAATCACCGTAATCACCCTTTATAATCGTCAATAAATACAATAGTTTCATCTCAGCCCAGTTGATTACAAACTGATTACAGAATTACACTTGGGGGGTCAAAATCCCCTATATAGGGAAAAAGCTTGAAAAAATTTTCGCCTAGTATTATTTTTTGGATATGACTAGATTATCGAAAACCAAAACTAAAAAGATTGAAGATGCCCACGATAGGCAACTGACGGATCGCCAAAAAACTTTTGCTAAATTTATTGTGGAAGGAATTTACTCCAATACAGAATGTGCCAGAAAATCTGGATACTCTCCAAACGTAGCAAAAAAGCAAGCGTCTGTTTTGTTGAACGGAAAAGATTATCCCCATGTCGTGGATTATATTGTTGAACTAAGAGAAGAAAAAGAAAGACGCTATGGAGTGACCTTGATGGGTCAGCTTGAAAGACTTCATGAACTCTCAAGAGATGCACAAGAGAATAAACAATTTTCAGCAAGCATAAACGCTGAGAAAATTCGTTCTGCTTTAGGTGGCTTGTCTACTGACAGAAGATCTTCAGAAGTTACCCACGTTATAGATCAGATGAGCCGTGATGAAATAGTCGCTAGACTATCTGCTCTTCAACAAAATTATCCTCAAGCTTTTACCATTCAAGAGGATGTTGAAGATGCCCAAACCCGAAACGAATCTTTGGAACTTATTCCGTCAAAGGCTGAAGGATAAAGGTTACTTTTATACTCGTATAGAGAATCGTAGTGGTGGGGGTATTCCCGATACTTATATTGTTGGCGATCAAGGTTGTTTTTGGGTTGAGTTAAAGGTAACCAACGGAAACAAAATAAATGTGTCTCCTCATCAAATAGCTTGGCATACTTCACATTCATTAAAAGGGGGTCGGAGTTTTATCTTGGCTAAGCACCTCTCTTCCTCAATCCTATTTTTGTTTGAAGGGTCAAAGGTTCGGGAATTGAGCACTTCGGGTCTTAAAACAGAAAGCATGGTTCAAGGATCGTGGAACGAGATTTTTGATACTCTCGAACACAAGATATAGATTCGCTATTTCGGGAAAAAAATCAATATATAGAGCTGCATACTACATATAGTAGTTGAGGCTGGCCCGGGTACCATATGTAGTGGTTTTCGGGTCGGGGGTCTAGGTTTTCGGGTCGGGGATCGGGGTCGGGCGGTGAT